AAAATCGTTAGGGGTTGGGGTTAAATAAATACTACTGTGTTACATGAAAAATTCGGTGATTACCCAACGATATTTTTATTCTAAATCCATTTCTAATAATTTCTTTGCAAGATTTTGTTTTGTAACCGTTTCGCCGTTTTCCATTTGCTTCTTCAACATAATCCCCTTGGCAGAGGATTCGTCGTAAATCTCTATCTTTCCTACACTTGCGTCAATAATCATTGGGAATGTCTGACCATCAGCCCCGAATCGATTCTTAATAATATGAGCGCGACCCGTCTTATGTACCTTATCCTCTAGCTTCCGTGAGATTGAGAGTACCAAGTCGGCGGTCATAATCTTACTATATGATTCTGCAATCTTATCTGCTTGAATGACTTCCTCTTGAATCGCACTTCTTTGAGTTTGAGAAGCTGTCCAAATCGGAATCTGCAATTCACCTGCCAACCCACGGAGTTCTTCATACACCGCACCCAACTCTTGGTAGCGTGCATCGGTTCTGGCGGTTGCACTCATCAAGTCTGCATAGTCAACAATGATAAGGTCTGGCTTGAATCCCAACGAAGCCATCTGCTGAATGTGAGCCTGAATCGTATGGGATGTAATCGTACGAGCAGGATAATACTTGATGATGATTTCACCCTTAATCTTCTCGACCAACTCCTTAATCATATCAGGATGCTCTGGAATCTTCCCAGGTTCAATCCCCGTATAAATTGTATCATATCGTAGACCGACATAATTCTCATTCAACTCGAGCGTATAGTGAACAACCTTCTTGCCTTTTTGTATTGCGTTTGCACCAATCGTGGCAAGTGCCCAACTCTTACCCACACCAGACGGAGCGATGACTACACCCAATTCACCACCAGCCAACCCACCACCGATAAGCGAATCAAGTGCATCCCACCCAGTGGGAACCGTAGCACGGGCATCTTTTGTTAGACGCTGTTCAACATCCTTCTTCCAATCGTGACCAATAGTCTTGGGTTGACCACTGCGCATCGCGCCGTCAATGATGGTCTTGATTTCACCGTACTGACCCATCTGAAGCAAATCAACCGACTTGATGATAGCTGATTTCAATGTTTGATTCTTAGCGAAATCAACAAAGCTGTCCTTGATATAATCCAAATCATTGTCCTTCATCTTCTGGAAAATACTACGGAGCGATTCAACGATAGATGTACGCAACGTATCATCCTTGACCGCCTTATTCATTTCAACCTTGAACACTTCCAATGTTGGAAGCACCTTATAATCATTGAAATACTCTAAAGTCGTTTCCACAATCCATTGATTTGCATCCAACTCAAAGAAGTTTGGATTGATAACATCAAACGATTGTGCAACAAAGTCCGGCGAGTTCAGCATCGCAGCAACTGCTTTTGCTTGGAAACTCGGGCCGAACTTTGCCAGCGTATCTACATTCTTATCGTATTGCTTATGATTTACCATAATATCTCGCTAAAGTACTAAATGAAAAAGTAATCCATTCATCGTAGTTTTGTATACTACTAATAATCTTAGTCTTAAACATCAGCTTTGTCAAGTCTGCCTTCCGAAGCGGAGGACAGCCTTCTTCGTATTTATGTAATATTTTCATCTTTGCATCAATATTAATATCCACATCGTGCAAATTCATTAATTGCAGATTTCTATTTACTATGCTGGTATTATCTAAAATATTCTCTACTAACTTTGGCTTCTTTTTAATATCAACATATTTTTGTTCAATCAAATCTAAATCCACTTCAACATTCGGGTCGGCAAGTTCTGGAATATATTTTAATACGGTCTTTTCACCTGCCCCCTTGATTCCATCAATATTATCACTCTTATCTCCAAGTAGTGACCGATAGAATACAAAGTTAGATGGATGAACACCATAGGTTTCCAATACGACATCTATATTAAAGGTTTTCTTCTTTACGGGATTATACAGTTTTACACTTTCACTCACCATCTGTAAAAAGTCTTTATCTGTAGAATAGATAATACTGTTTCCACCATTCTTCGTTACCAATTGAGAGAAGTAGGCTATCGTATCATCTGCTTCGATATGGTCTAGTGCAAGAATTGATATTGGCAAACATTCAACCATTTCAACAAGTGACACTAACTGCCACTTCATATTTTCCTTCTCTTGTTCATCGGTAGTCATATCATACTGCCGATTCAAACGAGTAGGTGGCTTGCGATTTGCCTTATAGTCTTTATAAATCTTTCGTCTACGCTGTGACCCACCCTTACCATCAAAGACGAGTACGACTCTGGTAGGCTTGAATGTCTTGACAGCGTATCCTAAAGATTTCATAAAGCCAGCCATCCCGCCGATATGATTCCCATCGTCATCTAATGTAGGAATAGCGGCATAACTTCTCATAAATGTATTCAATGCGTCAACAATAAGGACACGGGAATTATAACCCGTATCCTTACTGTCAAACTGCATCTCATTAAACGCCTTCAATAAATCAGTCATTTAGTAATTGTTTCTTGGATGGTGATACTTCGTCCTCATCCTCTGCGGCTTCCTTGTTGACCGCAGATGGGTCGAAGTCCTTCTCGTACTTCATAATGAGTGCGTCACAAATCTTCTCGTACAACGCTTCCTTGCGGTCTTGGTCAGCTTCGAGGAACGCTGGGAATTCCTTACTTTGGAACTTCTCATCATTATATGAATACCATGCACCAGATTGTTTGATGATGCCGTTCTCCTTCAAGACATCCAACCAACTGCTGTAGTCATCAATACCACGATTGAAGTAGATGTTGAATTCTGCTTCACGATATGGCGGACCCAAACGATTCTTGGTGACCACTGCTTTTGTGGTGATACCAATGATGTTCCCTGCTGAATCCTTCAACTTCCCAATCTGTGACAGACGGATACGAGTGGAGGCGTGGAATCCCAATGCCTTACCACCAGAAGTCGTATATGGGTCAGAGAACGCAGGAGCATTCATCTTCAACCGAAGCTGATTGGTAAAGACCAGTGCAATCTTTTCACGACCAAGAAGGTTGGTAATCTTTCGCATTGCCTTACTGATAATGATAGACTTTGCAGTCGCGTATCCATCCTTATTGAAGTCTGTTGCCATTTCGGTCTTGGTAGAAGCCGCGGCAACGGAGTCAACTACAATCGTGACCAGCTTATCCTTCTTCGCTGCGGCACGAACCTTTTCAATGATGTTCACGATAGAATCAAAGATATCTTCAACCGTATCGTGTTGAACATAAACAAGCTTCTTCATATCAACACCGACTGCTTGGAAGAACTCATCGTTCACCGCGTTTTCGGTATCAATAAGAACCGCAACACCACCACGCTTCTGTGTGGTCGCAATAAGTTGTGCACCAACGAGTGACTTACCCGATGCTTCCAATCCAGTCAATTCGGTGATACGACCAGCGGCAATACCACCATTCGGACGATTGCTGATAGCGATATCCAACATCGTATTACCAGTGGAAATGAAGTCGGTCAAATCCGTAGGAGTCTCCTCTTCTCCATCAAGGAAATAAGCGACTTGACCATCCTTGTATAACTTATTCAAGCTATCTGCGATAACTTGTGCCAATTCATCTCTATCTGCCGATGGACTGGACTTCTTTGTTTTCGTTTCTTTTGCCATATGATTCCTTATATGTAACAAAACACGCAGGCGCTGGATAGTTTTGAGGCTACCCAGCACACAGCGTGTTTTTGGTTAGTTAATTATCGTTGAACAGCTCATCAAACGCATCAACTGCGTTCTTGACATTCTCCTTCGGAGCAGCAACAGTTTCCGTTACAGTCTTAGGAGCATCTGCCTCACGGGCAGGAGTAATGACCGAATTATCTGGGTCAAGATACTTTTCAAGAGTGACCTTCAACTCATTGTAGGTTGGTTCAGTATAAAGTTCCTTGATGTCGGGCTGTTCAGTCATCCACAACTTCATTTGCGCAGAATCAGACGAAAGTGGCGTCTGTGACGGCTTCACCTTTACCGAAGTCTTGGCGAAGTTCGTATCCGACTTCTCCTTCGGGATGTACTCAACTACGATATCACGGCCGGTCTTGGCGTCGGTGATATCCCCGTAATCAGGATCAGAGATGTACGAAAGAAGCTCTTGATAGACCGTCTTGCCAAACGAATAAAACCGAACACCTTTATCCTCTTCACCACGAACGATGATAGGGATATAAGTACGAAGCTTCGGCATGAACGGACGAGCTTCGGCATAACGCTCCTTTGGGTCACGTGACTGGTCAGAACGGAGAGCATCAGCAAACTCCGCAATCGGGTCACGATTGCCATATGAAAGAGGTGAGAGATGGGTCTTGTTGCCCAAATAGTGGAAGTAGAGTTCGATAAAGGGATTCGAGGGGTTATCCTTCCACGGAACGATACGGATGACTGTCTTTCCTTCCTTCGGCTTCCAGATAGCGGTATCGCGGTCCCCACCGCCTGTCCGCTTGAAACTGTTAAGCTTACTCTTTAGTGCGTTGATGTCTAATGCCATTGTACTTCTCCTGTGTTTAAAATGTTTAAGGGTGTTTATTGTAATATACCCCAAGTAGGAAGAAGTATATTACGGTTTGTTTAGTTTGTCAAGTCCTACTTACTAAAAGTTTAATATTTCTTTTATTTTTGTTTTAACGATTTTTAATTGACCGTGCGCAGTTACTAAAATAGAATTTTTTAATTCATCCCAATCAATCTTATAGGATTTATCTATTTTACCACCGTTCTTACTTGCAATCAATGCGTTTAATGCATTAATCGTATATATTGTATTTGTTTGTTTCTTTCTATGTACTGATATAGTTGAGGCTGGTGGCGCGTAATGTTCTTTTAATGAACCCGCTACAATATTATATGTTAAAATTAATTGTGTAGGGTCATCAACATTTTCTAGTACGTATATATTGTTGAATGCTAATGTATAGGAATTCTTCACTAAATTTACATTTTCGTCCAATTTATCAGCCGCTATAAAAGTACATAACAGTTGCGTTTCATTCATATGATACTCGTAAGACTGTTAACCAACTTCTTATAAGTATCAAATTTTATTCGATAACACTATATTTTGTATACGTTTAATTCATTATAATTGTGACCACGATACTGCCGAACAGGATATTCACCCGCACTCAATAATTTTGATATATTTTCCATAGAATCTAGTTCATCGTTGTGAACGTCCAATAGAATTGCATCATAGGTATACAGAATAACTTTGGATTCATACATACCCAAGAAACCGCAGACATCTTTAACACGGGATATAGCCGCTTCGGTTTCGGTCAACTGCATCATATAGTTGAATACCTTGTTCTTACTTGGGTCTGGCATGGTGATTTTGCGACCCGTTCCTGACAATACAAATCCATTCTGACGGTATTCTTTCCACAATTTGGATGAATACTCCTTAATCTTTTGGAAGAACTCTACACCACCCGTGTCATCGGATTGTCCGTACATAATCGCAAACGTACGGGCTTTTGATTCCTCATACTGCTCTTTGGTTATGGTCATATTACCATAGTATTGTTGTGCGAGGTACGTGTGAAGTGAGGTCGGGGGAAGATAGTAATCTATCAACTTCCCAGCCAATCGTAAGTGAAACGCCTCATAATCAAACTGAACAAGGGTTCCGTTCTCCCCAAATCTACTGACAAACTTTTCACGACTCCCATCATTCTTGTTCAGTGCGGCAAAGTTAATCCCACCGAACGCATTACTCGGACGACCTGTGGATGTATAGAGGTTATAGTCAGAATATACAAACGTGTTATCAGTAGTATACAAACCAGACTTTTCAATATTGGCTAATGTAGGAATCGTGATTTGATTGATAAACTGGAACGATGGGTCAAGTTCCATAGATTCATATCGCTTATGGAGATGTTCACAATGTTGAAGAAATGCTTCTGCTGTTTCTACCCACGAAGTAAGTGGGATACTATAATGCAAATTCTTGAACTTGAACTGATTTTTAATCTGATGCATCACCATCGTATAAAATTCACGATATAACGGAATCACATCATTACTGAGATGGACTATCGTTGCCAAATCAATCACATTGACCGCGTTGGTCAGGTGTCGAAGTTCCTTTTGGTGTAGAGTGACCAATTTATATGCACGGGATAGGTCAATCTCAAAGTGTGGGGCATCGGGATGATTCACCGATATAGTATAAAATGTCCCATCTTCAAATCGAAAATGGAGTGAGGACAGTTTGTTTTGAACAAGATGTAGAAACGCATCAACCGCCACGGGATAGACATATGCAGTCTCTTCCTGTAAGCGGTTAGTGAGTTTCGTAATATCGTCTAGATGTGTAATAACCATTAGTTCCTCAATAACATATTATAAATCAAATATAATATGTTAGATTGTATTTGTCAAGTCTTAGTACGATGGGTTACTTGAATAGGATAGTGGGGTTGGTGTTAGTTGCGGTTCGTTACCAGATGTTGGTTCGTTAATAACTGGAGTTTGCTCTTTGTTAATAATACCTTGGAAATATTCTAATGGATTACGTAATATTCTATCTAGTCCAGGTAATTTTTGAGTATACCAATCAATTGTTACTCTATTTTTGTGTCTAACCCCATAAATAATATTTCCATCTTGTGCTTCGATGTCATTGGCAAATCCAGAAATGAGCCATTTTAATTCTAAGGTAATATAATTTGTATTCGTTCTAAACAATTCGTATTGTTTTTGGTCTACTTCTATAATGTCTTTAAACGATGTTGTTTTGATAAAATACCGCATCACATATCCCAACCCTATATCTTTGCGTGTAATTTTTGGTCTATTGCTAAGTGGATACATAAATATTCTGTGTATTATTGTATAGGTTGACCCGATTCATCCAAGACTTCACCAGCTAATAAACGTTGTGCAATAGTAGGTGTAGATGGAGCCGTAGCAACCAAAGACTGGCCTGCCTTTAGTAACTCAACCATCTTTGGCGTAGTTTGTCCTGCTCTTCCAAGATTACCATCTACTTTTAATCCGTATCTAGCTTGGAACTCTCTTAATTTAGTTATGGTAGCTCTATTACGTTGACCTGTTTGTGGTAATCCATTGTCACTTTGGAACTTTTTGATTATTGTGACAAGTTGTGTTGATGTTACTGGTATTTTATATGCCGCCCACGGACCACCTTCTGTTGGTGGAGTTGTTCCACCAGGCTCCGCGGGGGTCGAAGGTGTTGTACAGATTTTTGGTAGATTGGTACCCCGTGTGTTTGCCTTGGTTTCTCTCTCTGGGGCATATCTAAATCTTCCGTCAATTGTCGTTATCCACCCACCAGATGGTGTGAATTTATTTACAATTTTTGTAACCACATAAAATCCACGTTCTAAAATAGTAGGAACGCGGTCGATTAGAAAAGATTGTAATAACTCTATACCCCCGATACCTGGTAACGTTACTGACGAAATAGTTTTTGTTAAGTTTGAACTATTGAATGCATGGGTTTCTGGTATCGTTCTTCCGTCTTCTGCATTTGTCGAGTCAAAATTTAATTTTTTGAGAAACAGTCCTTTATTAATTACTATAAAATATAATGCCGTTCCCAAACTATTCAATTCACGTAACGAGTCAACAGTCATTCCATTCTCTTGTGCAAACAGAGATTGTAGTGCCTCAGCTTGTGCTGGAGTGGTGGCAGGTTTACGTTCTACTCTGGGGTACTCTACTCTTGTATTATCGGCTGGAGCTGCACCCCTTTGTTGACGACGTAGGAACTCAGCTCGGACCGATGCTGGGACTCGTGTGGTCTCGTCCGTTCTACGAATATTATATTTCTGACCTTTAAACAATTGATTATCTGGACAAGTTTCCTCTGTGGGAGAACATATTTCATTTTTCGTACATTCACTAAATATACCTTTAATAAGACTGATTCGGTTCAGTTCAGGGATATCAATAGATTGTAATGTACTTTTCTGTGCCGGCCCCCCAATACCGGCTATCGCTTGTACTGCTATAACTTGTGGTAAATTAAATTCTACATTCAAGTCCAATAGTTCACTACCTAAGTATTTACCATCAGTTAATGCCTTAGTTCCCCGATTAAACATATACAAATACTTAGGTTCATCAACACCAATACCTTCTGTAGATTTTTGATATCGTTCTATAGTAATCTTATCGATACCGTCTAGTACACTTTCTCTATTTTTTTCCTCGTTGTCAATATATGGACGGTCTTCTGTTGTTACTGTTGGGTCTGCTACCGGCGGTTTTTGCATAACTGATAATCGTTTAGATAATCCCATATCAACAACGAATAAACCGGAATTTTGTCGGTCTGATGAGTATAGTTGTAGATTCCAATACCCTTCGGTTGCGTCGTTCATCGTCGTTAACAAATAGTCTATAGCAGATGTTATTGTATCTTGTGAAGTGAATGCCTGTTTAATAGCTTTAGTGTTTAACCATACTCCGTTTGTTAACGAACCAATACCAGGACTATCTTGATTATTTTTATCTATATTTCTGAATGTGCCAACACCACTTCCTATTATAAAATTTGCTATACTGGTATTACCTCTGAATCTATCATACTCGGTTTGGGTAGGATTAAATACGTTTACAAAATCGGTATACGTTTGATATTCTGCCGCAGTCTTTTTTGACTCTGCGGTGTAATTATAAATTACCATCACATTTGGGTTAGTTGAACGTAAGTGAGGATGATAGTTTACTTGATTTGCTTGTAATTTATTATTTATCGCGCCGTTTGTAACTTCCGTTTGAGACGGACTTCTTACTGCTCTAAGCAATCCCAACTCTAATAATTTTTTTGTATTATCATCTCTGATAACACTTATAATACCTCGGTCTGCGTCTAACATTAGTCGTTCTATGAAAAATCTCCATGAAACGAAATATTCTGCTTCGGTTGTTCCTGCCTCAGCAGACCCCGCACCATTTACACCAGGTTGGTTGTTTGCTATCAGTATAAAATCGTCGGCCCATTCATAAGATTTTGATTGTGCTTTAGCCCGTTCTACCTTTTTTAATTCTTCCGTCATAAAAGAAGTAAATGAGTTATATAAAGTTGCCGATTGTGGTGAAAAGTATTGCCGTACATCATATACCTTACAAGGGTTGGTAGCATCAGGACACAACGCCTTTACACCAGTATGTGTAGTAGGTATTTCAAAATGTTGAATTGAGTGAACCGTTAACGAAATTTCATATGTATTATTCTTGTTATATTTCAAATCAAACTTAACTACATACCCAAAAAAGATTTCATAATTTCCATTATTGTTGTACACATACTCATTGATAAACGCAGACCCAGAATCAGGAGTAGTTATTATATCACTAAATATTTTGCCGATTTCGTCTGATCGTTGGTTCCAATTAAACGGTTTAAATGTATTAACTCGTTCAGTACTTCCCACAAAATTTTCTCTTTGTGTAGCGGATTGATTACCAAATTCTAACACAACTCTTGTCGCCGGACGAAGGAAATACTTTAGTAACGTATCTACCTGCCCAACTGAGTATGCAATAATTTTAATATCCGCCTTAAATAAACCACCTCTCACTCCCATAGGGCCGGCCAAACTTCGTTCGGTGCTGACTTCGGTTATACCAGGCATAGGGATATTAGCCTGTTCTGTCTTATTTGCTGTTCTAGCTTCTACCACAACAGGAACTCTAATCTGATTAGTACCATCTGTTTGGGTTGCTACAGCATATCCAACAATACTTCTATTACTTTGTGGTAAATACAAATCATCAAATATTAGTTCTTCTTCTCCGTGTGGTCCTAACGATGGACACCACGCCGAAATATCTTGTAAGTCCGTTTCCCCGTCACTTATAACTTTAGCAGGAGCACCATCTTCTAAATTTTGTCGTAAAACATTAACTAGAGATGTTAGTTTAACAAACGGTGTGTATGTATTTGCTGTATTGTCCGATAATCTTCTACTAGTTAGTTCAAACTGAACCCGTGGGTGAAAAGATTCTAGTGTACTAATAAATGGAGTGATATTTGTTTCTGGAGCAGTAACCCCTATCGGTCTACGAGAGTTGGGGCGAGCGGGTGCTTCTGTACGAGGTAATACTATTTCCGTAGTCCCCCTAATTTCATTTAAATATCGAGTAGGGTCTATTGGCGTACCATTAGAATCTGCTAACTGAAAATGCAAATGGGGACCTGATGAAAATCCCGTATTACCCACTCTACCTATTTCTTGCCCCGCGGCAACCTGTTCTCCTTGGGTAACTTTTGGTCCACCTACCAATTGATGACAATATAATGTTGTGTACTTTTTAGACGTATCATCGGTTTCAGTATGCTCCAACTTTACGGATACACCACAATCGTTATCGGAAGAAGGTTGACTTACTACCCGCACTACCACTCCTGAACTTACCGCATATATTGGGGTATTACTTGGTGCAGGTATGTCCACTCCTGTATGGTTTGCCCTTTTTAGTCTACCATCTATTAATATTTCTCTAAAACCAAGACCACTAGAAATTCTAAGTTTAGGAGTTTTTATCGGAAGTGAAGAAAATCTTATAGTCATAAATTACAGTTATACGTTTGGAATAAATAAACGAGTACCTACAGGTATCGCCATACTACCATTTGCTAAATTATTTGCTTTAGCGAGTACCCACCAATTTGTTGTAGTATTATAAAACTTATATGATAATGTGTCCAGTCTATCTCCATCCTGCACAATATAATAAAATGGAATATCTTCTGTAGGAATTTTTGTAGGTATTACTGATGTGTAATACGCTATCTTTTTTGTTGTATCTATTTTCGGTGTAGTAGTATAACGTTCCATGATTTAATCCTGTTAAACTGATCTAGATGCGGCCTCGTTTGCTGCCGAGGTAGATTGTTCTTTCTCAACATTTTCAGTAATTTTATAAAATGGACTGTTATGAAACTTGGTGCTTTTTTCAAGAATACTTAGTTGCATATTTACATTGACTGCGAAAGGAACCTCTTTATCTATATCAAATGTAATTGACTCATCTAGAAAATCATAATCCAACGATTCTATATAACATGGTTGGTCATCATAAATTCCACCGACAGTAATTTTGAAAAGTGGTGGTATCATAAAACCATATATAACGCCTCTAGGAAATGCTAATCCTGATAGGTAATTTACGCGTGTCCACACCGCATCTATTTCGGGTTGAGAGAATGCAACTATATTAAATCCCAAACTCACATTACGTTTTGCTCCACCATATGTAACAAAGCGTTCAGTGCGCCCCACATAACGTTGTTCGTTAAATTCTGTTTTTATAGATTCTTTAATTGACGATAATAATGCACGAAATTGTACAGGTGCAGCAGGATTATTTGAGTCAGAGAACATAAACTTTATGATATCAGTTTTTCCCTCGTTGACAAGATCGTCCGGAGGAGTTCTAATTATACTATATTGTATTAAATTTGCTACTTTAGTGTCAGTATTAAATCGTTTATATAGGTTGTATCTGTCCTGAATAATATACGATGTCCCTTTAGACCCGCCACTCTTAGGTTTACCAAATGGCGCATCATTTGTGTCAGAATCATCACCTGGATTTTTATCCGTTAGGTATGCACTATGTAATCTATACTTTTCATTTCCTGATATTAGTCTTTTGTCCTCGTAAAACTTTTTTCGAAAATTATTCGCCGACTCAGTAAATGTTGGTATTTCTATTCGTTCCTCTGGTTCAATCTCTGGTACTACTCCACGTAAAGATTTTGGTATTAATTTACTAATTCCTGCTTTGGCTACATTTAACAAAGCAGAACGAGTTTTGCTTATTACTCGCGATTTAACAGTTGCTATATTATTAAGTCGTGGAAGTCCTCGACTTTCTAATGGTTGAGGATCGAACACAACAGGACCAGCACCCCCACTAAGGCGAGGAGCTAGACCGTTACCAAATATCTTAAATTCTGGTCGTGATGACCTATAACTTTGTGGAATAAACGGTCCTGCTACTTGTTTTAATTGACTTGTTAAATATGTCGATGCTATAGATTTAACTGTTGGGAAGAATCTATCCCGACCACCAAAAAATGCATTTAATGCACCAGCTATTTGAAATCTACTGGATATATCTGTTACCGTGGTAGTTTGTAATAATCCGGGTATAGAAGGTACTATTCCGAGAGACGGAGGTAAACTACGCTTAACATGTATAAAAGGGACGGTACTGGCTATTGTAGATAACGGATTATATAATCTAGTGTTCTGAAATGTGTTTCCCGTTTGTAACAATAATTGTTTAGCAATGAATAAAGTACCTTGTGGTGACCGTAAAAATTTAAATATACGTACAGCATCTCTGGCTGTGGATACAACCGGAACTGAACGATCATCGTCTTTAACTCTACTATTTGATGTAAATACTCCTGTTCCACTAGGTAATTTTAATTGCTTTAATGCTTGTATAGCATCTCTCGTAGTAAATTGCGATTGGTTCTTTGTATCCGGTTTAATGGATATCAGTTGGTCAGAGTCGGCGGCAAATTTATTGTAGATTTCTTGCTTCCTACTTTCAAACAAATCTATTAGTAGTCTTGGCATAAATTAGTTTACCTCATTACGAGAATACACACCAACCAATTTCATACGAGGAACCTCTTGAGTTATACCACCAACATTAATCGTGGTGGTTGCATTAGCAATAACATCAATTAGTTTATCTATTTTATTAGACAATTGTGACGTATCGCCACCCATTTGTAATGCTCCCTTTGGGAACAAATTGGTACCTGCGATAATATCATCGGCGTTGTTAAGTGCAAATGCACCGTTTGGGGTGACCAATATTCTACTACCGTATCCAGCTGAAAACATATCATTTGCAGGTTTTGCGGTTCCTGCTGCAACTAATCCAACTCCCGCGCCAAGTAATGCACCAATTCCAGCACCTACTGCTGTCCCGACACCTGGAATAACCGACCCTACTATTGCTCCTACACCTGCGCCGGAAAGGGCTCCACTACCTGCTCCCATTGCTATCCCGGCACCGACATTACCTTGTTCTACCATAGACCGACCTTTAGCCATACCAAAAATTCCTGCTATAATAGCCAATACGGGTAATACCATTCCCAGTACTGCCGATAGTCCACCAAATTTACCGATTAGATTCATAACCATTCCCATTAGTCCACTAGCACCTAATGCATATAATGATACGGCTGCGAAAGCTGCTGCTTTTGCTACACTATAGTATGAACTTTCAAGGATATCTTTTACTCTGGCTGCTTCGGTAAGTTTTTTAGCGAATGTACCAACTTTTGTTGCAGCCTGAGTCATTTGTTCTTCTATCTTCTGAGCGGCACTTTGTTGTTCACCACCCGCCTTCAAAAAGTCTTCGGCTGAAATTCCTAATTGTTTAAATAACGCACGAGTGCTTGCGCTTTGTAATAAGTCTCTTGGAACCGTTGCTCTAGCATATGCCATCAATGCATCAGGCCCTTCTTGTTCAGCTATCTGTATCAATCTACCAAAATCTAGTTGTGCCCCGACTTGGTTTAATTGTGCTACGGTGTCGATTGCTCCATCAAGATTAGTAACTAGTCCTTCTTGTGAAGCTTGTACACTGGCTAAGTTAATACCCAACCGTTCTGCATCTACTGCTGCTTTAGCAAAACTTTTTCCGTATAATAAGAAAGAAAGTGTATTTTTGCCAACAATAGTAGCAAATTGACCAGACGATAAACTTGCACGACCGCTTGCTTTACGGAACTCTTCAAATTGTTTTACATTAGACATTCCTGTGGTTACTAACGCACGGAGAGATTCATTGGTAAGTTCAAATTCTGATTTGAATCCACCCTTAAGATTTGCAGCAAATGCTTGGGTACCCTTCGCACTAAGTTCAAATCCTTCGCGGGTACTAATAAAACTATCGGTTAATGATTTCTGTGCTGCTTGTTGTTGTGCGAGGGATACCGCTCTATCTGCGTCCAGTTTGAAAAGTTGTTTTGCAATAGCATTTCTATTTGCAAGTTCTACTTTGACGCCTGCTGTAGCACTGACACCAATGGTAGAAGCAAATTTTATTCCTGCTTCACCAATTTTTACTAGCTCATCACCAAATTTTAATAATTTTTCTCCTGCGTTCTTTACAGCCGCGGTATGTTTTTCTTGTGCCTCGGTAGAGTCCTCTAATTGTTTTCGGTATTCCCTTTGCTCGTCAACAAGCACCTGAGCTTCTAGGATTGATGTTTTTGTACCATTAATTTGATCTTTTATAGCAGCAGTTAATAATTTGACTGCCGAAGCAAGTTCAAACGTATCATTACCTTTAAGTTTTTTTAATTCATCTCCTGGATCTGCCATATCTATCTCTTTTGAGGTCTACTACCTTTTTGTGCGGATTTAACAGCCTCTGCTTCTTTTATTTTTGCATCTTCCAATTGTTTCATGTGGAAGCTTCGTAAATAAACCGGCATATTATATACTTGTTCAAAACTGAATGCTCCATTACTATAATATGCCATCGCAAATAAAGTTTTATGAATTTCGACTTTATGCTCCGAGGTCAGGCCAAAAAAAGTTGGCCCCAAAGGGCATCCTCGCTTTAATCGTAGTATCACACGACGGACATAATATATTAAGGTCAAAACTCACATCTGGAGAAACCTTTTTATATTCTTCACGTAACGCACGAACATCGCGGATAATCATTGCTTCTGTAAATTCTCTTATAGCTTTACTATCCCGTATACCATTAAAAGATGTTACAATATATTTTAAGCGTGTAGTTGATTCAGAATCAACTGACCCATTAAATTTTTTTAGAGAATTAACTTCATTCATAATTTCTTTTTCATCTGAACGAGTTAATAATTTAAATGTAACCTTTACCCCGGTTGGTAATGTTACAGCGTATTCCAATTGAGAAGCTGTTTCTGGTGAAATCGTTTCCAACGCTGTAAGGTCTACTACATGCGAAAACTTAGTAGCGCAACTATTACATACTACATCTATGGGATAATCTTTCCCGTATGCCAAGATACGAGCCGCAATCATCACCGCATTCAAGTCCCCAATTAATAAATCATCGGGCTTGACTCCAGGCGTAACAATCAAACTTTCCATCAACTTATCAATTACCACACCTTTTTGAATTAAATTCGTTGAGGTAAGGATATCTTCTTCCTTTGCCGTCATATATTTAATATCAATTTTGCCACTTCGTAGTGGACTTCCCTCTGGATAGAACTTCCCACCACTTGGGAGGTCTATCGTTTCTGTCGGGAAATTGTATTCTGCCATAATAACTCCTTAAACTATTAGGTTTTACCACTTATATAAATATCAATCGTCTATATTTTTAGTAGAAATATCCTGTGTATAAATCTGGTTAATTTTACTCACAAACTCTTTAAAATAGGACTTCGAGCGTTCTGGGGTGACCAACGCCCCGTCCACCACCAAGTCTGCCACCTGTTGTTTCTCTTTGAGGATATCCCGCATATATTCGTCAATCGTATCGGCACATAACATATAATAGACTTGGACCTGTCCCTTTTGACCGATACGGTGGGTACGGTCTTCTGCTTGTTCATGATTCGCAGGCACCCAATCGCAATTCAAGAATACCACGGTATCTATCTGGTGTTGGAGTCCGTCAATACCCATGCCGGCTGCCATCAAACTGAACAATCCGACTTTTGCCTCACTGTTAGTCAATCGGTCAATCGTATGTTGCCGTTCTTTACTATTCATTTCACCCGTCAACAGTGCCGCCTTATCTCCGTACTGTTCAGCCAAGAACTTTAACGGGGCAAGATAATTACTGAAAATAAGAATAGGTTTGTCATTGTCTAAGAACTCGTCCACCATTTCGACCAACCGTGGAATCTTCTTTTCAATCAAGAAACTTTGAATTTTTGGCATGTGACCGATGGTGGGTTTCTCTACCTTCCAACGACCAAAGACTTCTCGTAAGAGTTCCTTATATTGTTTCTGTTCGTCCTTCGTCAGTTCTACATACAGGTCGTTTCGTTGCTTTGCGGGAAGTTCGGTAAGAATCTGTTCCTTCTTACGACGAATAACCAAATCTTTCGTTCGGTCGTGGAGGTCTTGGAGATTGCGAGGAGCCTCTCCCTTCCATCCACCGTATCGTTGGGTGAAATGGAAGAAGTTATTGAAACGTTCTTTGTCAAGGAAATTCAACAAAGCAAACGCTTCTATAGGACGGGACATCACAGGAGTACCTGTTAGGAAAAGACAATATTTAGTTTTGATGCCTGGATACTTTCGGCGTTCCTTATATGACCCCAAGATACTCTTTGCTCTGATAGTCTGTCTGTTTTTCAGATAGGTTGCCTCATCACATACCAGCATATCAAATTCTTGCTTTCGTAAATCGGTGACTACCTTCCCGACCGCATCATAGTGGACAATATGAAACTGATTGGAGAGCTTTCCATCATAACTCTTACTGTCCCAAATGGTGGCATCCTTTCCCGCGAACTTTTTGATTTCACGTTTCCAATTTACTACTACTGATAGTGGACAGACGATAACGGTTTTCAGGTTCTTGTGTTGGGCGAATCCGATAGCTTGTGCAGTCTTACCCAATCCAGGCGCATCGGCAATAAGACACCGACCATCTGCTCGTTCCACGAACTTGACGCCCACTTTCTGATAAGGGTAAAGTTGTAATTTCATTCCCTTGATATCAAACTCCACATCGTCTTTAACCCGAATCTCGTCAAGGTCTTCTCTGCGGTCTTTGAGTTTCTCTAGTAAAGTCAATACCTTTTCGTCACACTTGATATTGGTTGCACCAAACACGTTAAATGCTTTCGGGAGATGAACGGCAGGAAACTCCCACCACCTTTCCTCTCCATTCCACTTCCGACCATCTACCTCGTACTTGAACTTCGCCATCAATGTGGGGTTATACGGCATGACAACAACCGCAGTTTTACTATCCTTTAGGTGAATAGTGACTACGGTATCCGTAGATGCTTGCGGTGTATTGGTGACGGTTGGATTATTAGTTCTCGCTATCTTCAAATGCGAGATATCTTCACATTTAAGGGTGAGTGTCGCCGCTTCTTTCCAGACCTCGGGAATTCCGACTGTTTGCGTCATCCATGTAAGGTATGACCGATTATTATAGTATACGTGGGCGAGTGAATATCCCCTAAACTTCCCAAACGTCAGTATCGCGTTATTCGCTGACTGGTGTAGCATCTTCGACCTTGACGTAGGAATACGTTTCTATGTCTAGTCTCCACCCTTCTTGTGGATTTAGATTTAACACTCGCATCATTTCTTCATTTGCTTGCATAACCTTGGCGGTCAAATCTGCTTGATGAATCTTCAGTAATTGATTATTACTTTCAATTAAATGACGAAGTGCTAAAGGTACTGGAACCATTTCTGTCATAAATTACCTTTTATTAGAGTTTAGTTAAATTTAAAATATAGTTTATTATTTGTCAAGGGATACTTGGTCGTGGAGTAGGTATATACAAGGAATTAGGACAACCAGCTAATGCTTGTGCGGCGCTACACGTAGTTGGGATTTGCATACAGACAATACTATATTGTGACCCAGACGGAACATTGTAATTAGCACCGCGAACGCCCCCAATAAAAAACTGGGCAGACAATGATGGCTCTAAACTAGTACAGCGAACCGTACCGTCTGGACACGTTAATACGTCTGTTCCATTTGATCCTGTTGGTCCTTGTGACCCACTAGACCCAGATACCAGTAGTGATGGGTTTACACTTGCGGAAGTTTGGCATATTTCTAAAGTTACACTTAACCCAGCAAATCCAGCGGAGGGTGTACTTCCACTTGCCGCCGCATAAGATGCGGTTATAACTGTAATTATATTTGATGTCGGTGCACTCGCGGTTACTGCAAGCAACGAGTGACTTATATTTTGTACCGTGATTGCTTGACCACCACCAAAAGGAAAATAATATGACATATTAAATTATGTTATAGTGATTCATCACATACACCCAACGTCTGTAAGGTACCACTACCATCTGTGGAATATGCTATTGAGTCTGGTGCGTATGCGCCGAGATTTTGATTAAGTGCAGGATTGGTACAAACACTATTAAAGAACATTGGACTACTTCCTGCACTTAGTGTAGAGTTAGTACTATAGACTGTTATGTTTGTACTACTAAAGTCACAATATCTAATTCCACCCACCACGTATGATGAATAGAATGTATGTTCATGACAACTTGCTGGTGCTGATGCGCAAGATGCGCCAGCCTTAGTAGCATCATGCCACGAACTTGATATTAAATATACACTATTACCACGTGGGCCTGTTACTCCTCTTGGCCCTTGTGCACCTTTTGGTCCTGCTATCGGGCCTGCATTGGAACCAGCGGCTCCAGTAGAACCAGTGATGTTTAGTGCTAAAATAGCGGTTACGGGTACGGCAGCAAAGTTTCTAATAAGTGAACCAGACCGAGCAATACTCGCACTTACAGCAAATCCTACTTCATTTACTGATATATTATTGGGATAAAATTGCACGTTATGGTACTCCTACGGGTAAAGATACACCACCAGCTAATCCACCGACTCCTTGCAATCCAATATCTCCAGTTAATCCAGCAGCAAAACTACAACTACCATTTACACCATTTGCCCCCGGCACACCAGACGTAGCATACGATGCACTAGTGATACGAGTGGCGTAACTTGCTGATAGTGCATAACTTGATAATGACGCCGTGGTTGCAAGAGAAGTATTATATACCTGATTTAATGAACTTGACCCAAATGGATAAAAACGCATAGATTAATCTTCTAAGTTATAAATGGTAAGGTCTGCATTTAATGAACCAGAATATACCGTGGTTACATTAGATAAATTTTCTAATATGTAACTTGTTCTATTTACCCCAGGACTATAATTAGGGTCATCCCACGTATATGCTTCCAATACAGGAACTAACGGATACTGATAACTTGCTGAATCAAACATCATATCAGCGATAAGCTTTGACCCAGAATTTGGAACAACTCCGAATGATCTGATTTGTTCTGCTAGTGGTACATCTGCTATATCAGTAGAATATAGTCGTATTCTAGCAGCGTAATCGGTTACATTTTCTACAGTAAATCCTGTGTACCATGCGTATCCAGGACATGCTATTGGGTCTAAATTATATGCGGCTTCACATACCGGTGCGCCGAATCCATATCCAGCTGGGTATGGTCCATTCATAAATGTGCCAATTAGTATAGACGAGGTACCTGCTGCAACATTAAAGTCTTGGGAAACATATTGCCAACTTGCAGAAGGCATTGCAGTTGCTGTTATGTAATCTGGTAGTAAATTACCACCACTGTCTGCACCTATTGCAAAAAATCCAATAGCACTGTTTTGGAATAGTGTATCATTTGCGGTACCATCGTGAGTACCATACACCCAACCAGAAATTCTGTACACATTCCCTACGTCTACTGGTAGGTAGTAAAAATTACCATCTTTCCAAAATGTTCCTGTTCTTGTAGCAATCTTTGCAGCATATAAAGTAGACCCAACTGGAATTTCTGGAAATTGTTGAGTTACTTTGGTTGGGTCTACGGTTGAATGTAGTTCACCAGTAAGAGAACTAGTTTGCCAGAATTCCCAGCCATCATTATCAACCGATGAGAGTCCACGTTCCCATTGTTGGTCTACGTTGAAGTTAAAAGTACCCCTTGCCTTTAAAATTACATAGCTCTTCGGAGTGGTAATACTTCCACTAACCCCATATATTGACCCACTAGTGACCAATACTTGTGACCCGCTAATATTAATGGCTTGTTTGTTTTCTTGACTGTCCCCAACATCACTTAAAGCGTAGGTAGTGAGGGTAACATTCTGTAAACCCGACCCACTCAAATTATACCAAACCAACCCACCAGCATAAGTGTGTCCAATTACCGGCGGTGCAAATACTAATTTTTCTGTAGTTGTGAGGTTGATATCTGCAATTAATCCTACCGATTGGGAGAGATTAAAATTTCCCGCTGCACGGTTAGCATCTATAACCATACTGGATGAGTCTGTATATAGTCTTAGTCGTACTGGTGGATTTGTGGATACCTTGGCGTCTAGTAACACAAATGCCCCACCCATAGTTTGTAATGAGGAACTTGCGATATTACCCGATACCGCATCCTTTGAGATGACGGTTTCTGTCCGTTTATTTATATTACGTGAAAATTGGTTTATAAATCCCATAAGTAATCCTTTAAAGTACTAATATAAATATCTTATCGATTAAAATAAACTCTATATACATACCTATACCAATCTTTAACTTCTGTTATTTTGTGGTCAATACCTAAGCTATTTAAAGAATCAAATATTATCAGTTGATTCCGTAATGGCTTATGTGTATATGTTACCGTGTTTGTTTCATATTATCGTTCCCATTTTGATTTAGGACATGCTTTCAATCCAGATAATGGACTATAAACTTTTTTTGATATAGGGCACCCACATGCTCTACAAGTATATGTCCTAACCAGAGTTTTAAATTCTTTAAACTCACAAGCATCACAAACAGATGCCCGATACTCTGCGATTTCTTTTTGTTCTGGTGTTGGCTTTCTTGCTCGGTGCCAAGCTACAACTATTTCAGATATATTTGGAATGTTCATAATAGATACCGCAACGGATAACCAAAAACTTTATAATCGATATAATATAAGTTTTCTATTGTTTTTACAAATTCTGGGTGAGTAAAGTCTACATTTATCTGGGTGCTTTCTACACTAGCATTAAATCTATATATTCTACTTGTATCATATCCCAATGATGTATCTATCCACTCGATAAACTCATTCAACCTTTCGTAATGAAATATTTTAACTTTTGGATGATATGCATATTCTGCTTGAGTTCTAAAAAAAGAAGCTGTTGCGTTTATAAAATTTCGTATAGGTATAAATTCAGTAACATCTGTATCTAGAAAAATACTAGGAATCGATGCTCCTTTAAGTTCACAATTGCGGTCAAACACAGTGTTTAAAAAATTCACACAACTTTCAGTAGATTCCCATAATAACTTTGCACTAGATTGTGTATTAGAGTGTCTCTCCGCAAGATAATATATAATAGACTTGAATCTTGACACAGGGTGACGAACTACACTAATCGCTGGTAATTTTTGATTATATAGTTCTTGCAATTCCAAATAAGAAAAATGTCTATGTATGTCATCAGGAATTCCTGGTTCTTTTGGAACATATTTAGTAAAAAACTTACTAAATGCTTGTGTTGCGGTTCGAGGAACCTTTATCCAAAAATATTGTTTACTATCATGTAACGATGTCAAAACCATAAAAATTGTGTATTAGTCTGATGCACAACCATAACCAGCACATCCACAGTTCTTCCCACCGGAATTAACACAGGTGGTATTATTGGTGCAGAATCCTCCGCAGAATGATTGTAGTACAACCACATTTTCGTTTTCGTCTATTTTGTGATAAAAATATATGTCTCTGCCGTCTAATTCTTCTATAGACGATTGATATACCTTTATCATAATCTGTGTGTATCCAATAGAAACATTGCTATCATTTAAAATATCTATTTCCAATACATAAATGCCAGAATCTTCTATGGTTGCTGGGGGAGATACTGTTAAAGTATTATCTGTTAGGGTTACCCAAGATGGTGCTGTTCTTCGTGATGCGCCAGCAACAACATCATCAATGTTTAATGAGCCCACAATCGGTGATAACTCTAGTGGAAGTGTTACTGTAGTTCCTTTTTGTACATAAATAATTCTATCTTCTTTTGTTGGAGAAATAATCAAATCAGTAAATGGAATATGTAATAATCTATTAGGAGTAGTTCCATAAATACTTTCATTTCTAAATAACATATCTTCTTTTGCATCAGTAAGTATCATATCTCGTATAACCGCAGACGATGTTACGGACGGATTATCTACTATGTACTGGCATGCTGCCCCAGCGACAACCGCTGCAGCAATAGATGTACCCGACTTTACTTCAGTAGTACCATCTAGTTTAGCCAATTCTATATCGATTCCTGGTGCGGTAATATCTACGTCGGGACCCCAGTTACTACCAACGCCAGTTGCCCACGAAATAACTCTATCATATGCATCTGATGCAGCAACACCAAGTACAGTATTTAATCCAACAGGAGATAATGTATTAGCTTCTGCTATTTCATTACCTGCCGCCGCAACCACAACTAGTCCCTGTTGTTGTAATTCTGTGATTTTATTATCTAAAATTAAACTCTTTGGAATAGTCCACGAACAATTAACAACCTTAAGGCCAGATGTTAATAAATGGTCATTTAGTATAACATTAAATGCATTCAATAATATTGATACAGGTATCGATTGACCTAGAGGAATTTTTACACTTTTTAAAGTTGTTTGGGTAGATACACCTAAATTTGTACCAACCAAAATACTTGCCAACCCAGTTCCGTGGCCATTGGTGTCTGTAAAATCTCCATTCCAACTCCATAAATTTTGAATGTCTGCGTTGGAAAGTTCTGGGTGCGTAGCATCTACTCCAGAATCCACCAGATATACCGTACTTCCTAATCCTTTGTTGCGTGAAAGGTAAATCTTACGCATAGGTAAGGTTTCGCTACAAATTCTGTTTAAGTGCCATTGAGCATTTACAGTTATTTGAGATTCTATTTCATAATCCAATACACCCGATACTGATGAAAAATCTGTATTTGATGCTTCTACGGTCAACGCACCTAATGATTCAAATACATCAACGATTGTACAACCAGAAGTTGTTAACGAAGATTGTAATGTTGAAAAATCTACATTTTTATCATAAGATATTACATACTTTGCCATAGAGTTTCCTCTGAAAAATTTAAATATTTAGACCACATTTGTGTAGTCCCCATTTCCGTTCTAAACAAAAATAACAACCACCACAAGGCGTTTCCATATCATACCCACACGAATGTGTCATATTCAACAAGTTCAATACATTATGTTGGATGTAGTAAGATATTATTTCTGCCTTATCCATGTTTATAAATGGTCGTATATGAAACTTATTGAAAGGTTCTCCGCGGACGGGTGGAGTATCCCCCTCAATATAATTTGTTGGTTCTAGAAAACCCAATACTTTATTACAACCAGAAAACACATAACCAGGTTCAACCGATAATATTAATTCTGCAAATTCTCTAAGAATAAATTTTTTATCGAAGTTTTTAAAGGGTATTTTGTTTTCAAACTGATGTTCTAATACATTTAAAATACTTACACATCTAGAAAATTTTGTGGTTGGCTTGGCCATCATTAGTCCATAACACTTAATTTCTAACTCTGGCTTTTTTTGTTGTTCCAACAACAACAAATACAAGAGTATTGTGCTATCGGCACCTCCTGAAAAAAGAAGGTGAATTTTATTACAATCCTCTGGTATGTACAAACTCATATCTATTATAAATAGTGTTTATTTACCCATTTCCTTTCGAATTTGGGTGGCGGAAATGGATTCAGTTTGAGGGTCAAGATTGATTTTTTCTACCTTATACCCCACATCTCGACCATAATAAACGCCTGTGATGTTTGGGACCGATATTATATAGTATTTTCCACTATACTTATCTTCCAGTTTCTTATGGATACCTTCAACCACTTCGACATAATTGAATGGATTCTTTTCGTCGGTATTGTAGGTATCCCGAATGGCGATGAGTACCTGACCTTCCTTTTCCAAAATAGTCTCAAATAACTTCAAATGTCCATCGTGAAATGGTTGGAACCGACCTATCATAAGACCCGTCGGGTTCTGCCAACCAAACTGTACGTCCGCTTTCTTAATTTGTTCAATAATGATGTCTGCTTGTGCATTTGGGTCTATCCATCCATTCACCAATACGTTTACCTTTTCGGGTACCTCAAACACTCTATTGGTATCCTCGAACCGTCCAGCGTCTATCGTATTCATAAACACAACGAAATCTGGTGCAAAGAATTCACGGGTCTGTTCTGTGGGGCAAACGAAATCTGCTACCACGTGATGAGTCTCAACCATATCACACAGTTCACGCATCCGATGGGCTTGACGTTTGCGACCCGTTTCAGAAAAGTCCCAATCATTAAATTGTTTTCGCACTTCATCTGCGTTAAAATAGGCAGCGCCTAACTTTTCCGCTAATACTTTAGATAATGTGGTCTTTCCAGACCCAGGCAATCCCATAATCAAAATTCTCATATATCAATCCTTGTTCTTATTAGTAAGACCAAATTTTATCCACTTATACCACACCCGTTCGTGTAAAAAATAATTGACGGGTTTTACTACTAACTCAGTAACTCCTATCGCTGATGATAGAGATATGCTACCCGTAAATATATACGAAATGATGAATGTTGTCAAGGTGCCTACTATTCTGTAAGTAATTGCCTTAACTATGTGTCTTTTTACGTGAACTGTCATGTCAATCTCATAAATTCAATTTGATTACAAATAGATTTTGCAACTTCTATAGATGCTATATCGTTGGGGTGGCCGGGATTTCCACTCTGATACTTGTTATAGTCGGTAAATATGAATTCAGATATTGTTGTATGCCCATTAATATTTAAATAATTTTTAAATATAGTAGAATTAAAAGTATCATTGATGACATCTCTATATTGATTTGGCCAAGCCTTTGCATCAATAGTCAGAACAGATTCGTGCATACCTATAATATGCACTTCACTATCCGTTCTTTTTACTTTATTTGGTGATATCGCGTCCATATAAAAATAAGGAATTTTATACAAATCTAAAAAATGATTTAGTTTTGCTATTGCCATATAAGTTTTATAAACACAAAAAAGTATATCTTTAAAAAATACTTCTCCTGCTTTTCTCTGTTCGTAATACTTTCCCTTACTACCATTTATGTCCATAAAATCAAACGGTTGAACGGTATCCAACACATTCCAAGTACCGTCATATATAGGACTCATCAATCTTGAAAAAGATGACCAAGCAACACCAACTACACAGTTTTCCATTACTTCAGGGTTATTCATAAGTTTTATAATTATAGAGTCTGAAATATATTCGTTTCCACTACCACCCCGTGCTTTGTTTATTAATTCCAATCCCAGCATATCAGATAAATAATAAGCCCAACTTCCCTTTTCTTTCATGTTAAACCCATCTGTGAAAGAGCAACCAGATGTTACCAGATATTTTTTATTTGTAATATCAATTTTCATAATTTACACCACCACTTAAATAATTTTTACCAAAACTGCGTCGTCTAGCAAAAAAGATACTTTCCATAAACCAAGCCAATTCTTTACTTCGTATTGGGTCATGTGGATATTTGATATCAACTAGTGAATTTACTTTACGCAAATCGATATGACTACTTGATATATATTCTAGTATATTATACTTTGTTTTAATTTGATAATCCTTTAAATTTCTTTGTCTTGCCACAACACATGTATTTAAGCGTATCAAATCAGAATGTAGTAGACTTGGTAGCTCAAAGGTTTTTGTGTAATCATCTACAAGTTGATACATTTTTTCGTACATCTGATTAAAATGAATTTCAAATAATGTTCTATACTGATTTGTAGAAGCTGTTATCGTTATCGGCCCCAATTGAGATATGATTTGACCACCATTAGTATACCATTCTTTTATAATGTTAGTCATTTTATATTCTTGCTCTCTCCAAAACTCATTGACTTCTAAAAACTTTCTGAATCCCGTATAAAACTCTTTATAAGATAAGTTCATATATTTTCTTAGAAATCTGGAAATATACTGCGAAAATCCGCCGGTATGCCAAGTTATCAAAAACCACGATAACTTATACCCTTCTATCATATCATCCAAACTCATTGTAGAAGTTTCCGTTACTATTTCCGAGTATTCTGGTGCTTCGTTGTCCACTCCATTTGGAAAATAATCGGTTACTTTTTGTCCTCGTATATTAAAGGATTGTCGTTGAGTTAAATTCATCTCGGCATTTTCTAACAACTGCGCCTGCCACACCTCTACACTATCATGTTGACCAACTTCAAACACTCCATACATCGTATTTTGCCAACTTTCTAGTGTCTCTCCAGGCAATCCTAATATCAACTCGACATTAAGTGGTACGCCATCTTTTCTACACTCATCGAATATCTGATGGATTTTATTGATACCCATATTATTTCGCTTGACAGTCTTTAGAGTATTTTCGTCCATGCTTTGTAATGATATGGTGAGACCATTATTAAAGTGTCCACTTCTAATAAGTTTCTTTGCTATCTGTACAACTTCTGACTGCTGATTCTTAGCCCAACTCCACCCCGTCCGATACGGATATCCATTCTTTGTTTGTACTTCGATTAGCTTGTCTACTATGGAATTATCTCTTTCTATAAAAATACCGAAGTTAGAGTCAGCAACATCCATATATCCAATCTTGTTTTCGGACATCCATTCGATTTCGTGAAATACTCTGGTAAGATTAAATTTTTTCATCTTAGAGTATGTTAATGACCCCCAATCACAAAATGTACATTGATATGGGCATCCTCTGTTGGTTTCTATGACAGCGTTCCATTCACTCTCAAGCGGTAATATAGAATCAAATACACCAGTTAAATATGGTGAAGGAACAGTATCTAAATCTTGTATGCGTTCTGGTACACCAGTGTCTTTACACTTACCGTTTTCGTTTATAAGCAATCCAGATACTTTGCTGTAATCTTCCTTATTAATCCACTTTTCAATCAACGAAGAAAAAGTATATTCTCCTTCCCCCTTGACAACTATATCACAGAACGGCATGATAGAAAATATATCTGGATTTGTTATTGGCGGCTCCGGTCCACCAAACAACACCAATACATTTGGATTTAGTTCTTTAACTCGTTTTGCCAACTTAAAATTATAATTTCTATTCCAGACATAAGTTGAAAACGCGACTATATTGTTTTTTGATAACCTAGTTGCCAACTCTTCAATAGGTTCCCGTTTATAAACTAACTTATCTAATACTAAGTTAGTTTTTATTGTTTCATTTGTCAGTGCGTATGACCACAATATACCCACACTATATGGAAGGTATGCCGCAACTCCACCAGGTCCTTGTCGGAAGTTTGGTTGTACAAACGATATCTTATTTTGGTTTATACCCATAGTCCTCGCCACCTTGTCCTACGAAATGACCATTCCAATTTTCTTCTTCATACAACTTGTGATGTGAGTATTCATTAGATTTATATGTACTTCTGTGCGGAGGATTATCCTTATCTGGGTCAGAAGTACTGATATAATAGAAGAAACGAATTGCACACCGACCAATATCATCTGGTGCGTTTACCGCACTGACTCGGTGATATGGTCCGTGCTTAATATTCTCGTTAATAACAAATCTATTAAATCTTGGTGCTACCGATTCAATTAGTTTTGCGTTTGGATTGACATCGATATTATCATCGTAGTATTGAATGTGACCACCCCAATCATCTTGCCAGTCCGGTGTAATGTATAATAATGATGTCAATTTTCTATGTAATCGTACACGGTCGTTCCAATTAAAATCATAGTGACACCCGAGATTATTTCCATTTCTGATAATAGAGTATCCCGCACCAACTAAATGTGGGTCGGGTAACAATCCGACAATGTTTGTCATTTGTTCTAGTTCGTATAAAAACTCACCAGAATGCATAATATCGTATGTAACTCTGTGTGCGGTTGGTAACGAAATCAAATCGTTAAACTCTTCCATACGAGAACCCGCACGAGTAAACACCGTCCATCCACCTTTAGGCGCAGACATACATTCTTCGTATAGAGCATGAGCTGTAGACTCATCTAAGAAATTATCTACTTTATTTCTACCAAATCCATACTTAGTTTTACTAGAATCCCACTCTGTTTTTTTATGTATCATATTATTTCCAAAGTAGACTTACAAGGATTATTGTCAATGCAAGTAATAATTGCACAAACGTTTTTTCTGTAAACGGTTGTCCAAAATGATATGGATATAATATAGCTGCTACCATTATACCCGTTACGAAGAATAAGAAACGATTCGACCACATCTCACCATTAAAAGCTTTGACTCCATAATGAGAAGCGGAAATCCAGAAAAATGCGGATACTGCTGCTAATATATATGGTACTGGCATTTTAATCCAGTTGGGATTCTTAAACTGCCAGTACATGATATACCAGTGTCCGAACGAACCTAAAATAAACAATCCCAAAGAATAAAAAAAGTAAACTAAATTTGTCATTACTAACCTTGCCTAATTGCATTGTGTTTTTTTCTTGACCATCTATCGGTAAAATCGAACTCCAGTTCACCCATAAACGGTTTCACTTTTTCGTAAATATAATCCATAAAAAAGTTCACATATACCGATTCATGTGGGTGTGCACCAAATGATGTCATATATCCTTTATCTGGTATGTCCCATAGGTTCGCACCAGAAGTATATGCTTCGTGTCCGAACTTTTCCATAGTATATTCATCTATACCGCCATAATTAAAATTTTCGGTTTTGTAAAAATGAAAATTAGATAAATCTATTAAATTCCATACTTTAGAGAGATAGTCTGAAAAACTTTTAATATGTAACGATTCCTTTATGTTTGGTAATGTTATCTTTTCTTGTTGAAGAGAATTTCTTGTAATTTCTACATCATAAAAATTAGAGAAATCTTTATAATATCCTTCAAAAGAATTGTTCATTAGAAAAAATGAATATTGAATACCAAGCGATTTTAAAAAGTTCTGAAGATCTAATATATTTGTAAGATAACTTTCCAGTCTATCAATCGGTTTACTGTTTATTGGTGCATTATTTACAAACTCTTTTATATAATAACGAAGAGACTCGTTAGTAAACGAGTTTAAATCAGAATGCTCTGGGTTTGTATACACTCTATCATCGAATATGGTAGTCAACGATTTATATTTTATAATAAATTTGTCAGATGTGTGAGCTTTATTAAATGTATTATCCAGAACAAATGTATCTTCTATAAAATTTTTATCACTGTTTAATATTTCTCCACAAAGCTCTAGTGGTAACTCAGCATGTAGTCTATTGGGCTGTGACCATTCTGTTATTACATACATGTCTTTCGGAGATACATTACGCTCTAACAATTTGGACACAGTATACATCACGCTTCTTTTTGCATAATCTGCGCCAGTAGAATCGCAATGTAAATCTATAATTCTAAATTCGCTGTTGTTACCTTTCGTAAATTCTTTAAAGGACATAAACATAACGCCGTAACTACAGCCTGTGTTAATTATGTATTTCATTTCATCAAATCTTTGGTAATAGAACTTGTTTTATAAATTGGGTAGTGGCGTATTCAGACGGATGTGAGTCATAATATCTTCCGTTTACTTTAACATCCGTTGTCCACCCTAGATATCGTTCCTTTACATCAACATTAGATCGTATCCATTCACTCATACCTCCCCAACTTATATCTGACCAAAGCGAGAAGGTACCTTCGGGTGTTTCTTTGGGAGGTGAACTCCATTTGACTGGAATTTGGAACTGAAAACAATTTGCTGGAATCATGTCCCACTGCTTTTTTGATTCAAACCAAGTAATATCAAATGAGTTTAATTTTTCTTGATGGTATTTGTTTAATTCATTATCCTTCCACTGTGCCCATCCTATATATTGTACTAATTTTATATTATTTTGCTTTGCAAATTGCTTGGCTTCTTCTAATATAATATACCATTCCTCTAGATAATCATACAAAGGATTGGTAGACGTTTGTAATATTTTAAAATTTTCATCAGATGGTCTTGTTAAAGACGACCACTGTATAATCGTCGTAGAATTAGGCTCGGCAGTATCCTTAAACGCATTAATAATATATCTATTACCCGAACTTGTTTTTCCATAGTTATAATATAAGCAACTGTTGGTAAACTGAGTGTCCAGTCCAAACGATTTTATATTTTCTGTGAACGAGCATCCATAATGAAATACTTTTTTCATAGATATTTTTTAAATATATTTTGTTGCCGTAAATCAGAATAGGTATTACTGCTTCCACACGATGTATTCCAATCTTTAATTTTATCAGAATGGAATATTTCCAATCCACGCTTTGCTTGCTCTGGCGTCATATACATATGCCACCCCACACACTCAAATTGGTCATCTGTATACATCTTATTTTTATGTCTGCCATCATAAATCATAGGGCGTGCCCACTGTTCAAACTCTTTATCGTTGGTCAAAATCATCCCACCCGTTCCAATATTTAAAATCTTTTTGAAATGAAAAGATAATATTGTATATTTTTCTTGGTACATCCCTTTATAAAAGGCTGTAGCCGCATCAACAATAGAAGTATTCCCAATATTATATAATCCTTGCCACTCGATATCTACAAATACTGGTATATTCCCCGACAGTATAATCTGGTTGGGTACTGACACATATGTTCTTGCGGGTATGTGTATGCGTTGGTTTTGTATACTCAAGTAGTGTAATACGAGTCGTATTGCATTGGTATTGGAATCACACGCCACCGCATATTTTGACCCACAATACTCTGCTAAAGTATTTTCAAAATGTGTGACCCAATCCCAACTATCGGATATGTTGTAATTTTTCATAAGACTGTTTAATTGTATCAGAGTGAGAATTTTTCATTCGTTTAGTCAAATGATAAAAATTATGCTTTATTCTATCGTAATTGTTTACATAAAAATTATGTAATTCTTCAAGAGACATATTTTTAATAACTTGTAAATTTTTATCTAACTTAGTTAAGGTATCTGCTTTATTATTTGTCGGCGTATTGTCGAACAAGTCATCAAACATATCAAACCCCAGTCCCTTCAAATAATCAACGATATTCGGTTGTCCATAAATCAAAGGAATATTAAACCCAGAAAATGCTTTGAAAGATTTTTCAGACAAGGAAACAATATTTGAGCTTTCTATATAGTTAGTTTCCGATGTGATGGATATATAACTTTGCCAAGAATATATTGGTGGAGTTAGAAATGGAGTGACATATAATCCTGGTTGTGGCATTGGTTCATGCGTTTCCAACAGATACGGAATCTTCATAGTTTTTAATTCATTTTCAAACTCTTCTAATGAAATATTTAGCCATTCCGCCGTTTGTTTTTTATGTTCTTCTTGTTCTAAAAAGTGAGGATAGTCTAAATAAGAAAAGAATCCCTCATCCAGAAGGTCATGCTTTTTAATTAACTGATATGCTGCATATCTATGTGGCTTATGTATACCATTTAAAAAGTTATACTTCTTATACTTTCTCAGATTATATTGACTCTGATACAACTGACGTAGTAGCCTATAATTTTTTTGTAGATATGAATTTATTATATAGTATGGAAAAACTTTATTGGTTAACGATGGCATGTCACTTGTGCTAAACGAATTTAACACATACGCGATATTTTTCAATTCTTTTACTTTACTATTTAAAAAAAGCGTAAAATCCAACTCATGATAAAAAAATATAAAAAATACATGTGGGTATTTTTTGCAAATTTCTTCGTCATAAAGCAGTAACAACTTTTTATCAACAAACGCATCTAGATTACAAGCAAATACTTTTATATCTGAATTGTTCTTTAGTAATTCGTCAACGAACTCTAAAGACGCTCTATTATCTTCATTTACAACATTAACTGTGGTTGGTTCGTTTATAAACAAAAACTTTGTAATAAAATATTCCAAGTCCACATATTGAAATGGATTTCCTGGCGCAGACCACGTTGGGTCAAAATGCCAAGTTTTTCTATCAAGTACATATATCATTCTAGATACCTTCCGTAGTTTATTTTACTCCAGACTCTTTCAAAAAAATAAAAAGCGAAGAACCCGCTAATATTCATGTATATAGCGTTCAACAGATTACTATCCGTTAGATGTATTGTCAAAACTAAAAACGAATTCAGTACGGCAACCAATCTCCAACTAACAGTTTTGAATATCGTTCGTTTTTTAGTTTCTACAATTATCATATAATATTTCGTTTTAGTTGGATACTTCGGCAAACCATCCTTTACTTACCAAATTCTTATACAAAACGTCTGCTATCAATTTCATACCTAACGGTCCTGCGTGACCACCATCAATATTCCACTTAGTATTATGTGTTTTGAATTGATACAAACTCCACAATACTACATCATCTATCTTATTTTTTATATCAATACTATCAAATACCCAAGCAGCTTCGATGTTCTTAAAGTCATATATCATAACATCGTCTGTATCTACTCCATTTGTTCCGGTTGACCAGAATTCTTTTACCATTTCATATTCATCATTTGTATTATAATAGTTGGTAAAGTTCAGTTTATATGACAAAAACGGTGAATATCCATCTACAATAATGTGGTCAGCGCCAACACTCTTTAAAAACAAATGAAACGAATTAATTCTCAGTCCCCAATGTAACATTAATTCTTGAAACTGTTCATGGATTAGTGGAGGATTTACACTATTGTCCTTATTTAATTTCCAATGATTTCTAGAATTCGGATAGTGTTTATGCTCTGGAAAATATTTCAATCTTATATTCAAGTCTTGTACATTTGACCACATTCCGCTTGGTCTATGGGGATGTTTGTCCATCCACCACTTGGGACGGTGGCTGGGATGATAATGCTTTTTCCAATCAAGAAATCCCAAAGAACATACATTAATTTTAGACAAGTATTTTATGTTCCAATGTTCCCACACATCAGTTCTAGCTATTGCGATTTCGTCATAATTTACTCGTCTATCTAACGCAGACTTCTGTAATATGAAAAAACACTCATCGACTATATTTTTATTATTATGTATGAATGATGTTATAGATGTTTCGACCGCATACCATCCAGTTCCACACACAGCCAAATTTATCAATTTCAATCCGAACTTTTTGGCCAGTAGATATCCATATGTTTCATGCTCTTCGCATCCTTGTCCGTATGTCTGAGAACATCCGCAAACTACTAAATATTTATACTGTTTCATATTACCAGCTAATTTCCCAATCTTTAAATTCTGCTGCTAAACAATCAATCTTATAGTCCTTCCGACCACCAACGATTTCTTGTATCTTGTTCTTGGCGGTGTTGCGAATACCATTGATACCGTGCGTCAGTTCAAGATTATTACCCTCCTTGATACCCTTACGATAATTCGACTCATTATGCCAAATATGTAAGTTCATCTGCGAAAGAACCACAATAGCACGAATAGTGTCGGCGGTAAGTGCTCCTTGTTGTTCATCTAATACTAATTGAATATCGTGTACAATATCTTTAATTTCTTGTGAATATTCATCCTTGTGCTGTGGGATAAACACCTCTTTCAACTGTGAAATAGATAGCCTATCCACAAGTTCTGCTAAGGTTGGTAAATACTTTCTTTCGCTCATAACACTCCCTTACTTTATTATAATAAAATTATTTAATACTAGTACGCCAATATCGGTACTTATAAATGTATCATATGCCATACGTGGTGTCAAGACCATCGTTTGACCACGAACATTAAATGATGTATTCAATAGGATGGGTGGATTACCCGAGGTTTCTGAAAACTTTGTAAGTAACTTATGAATGGTGGGATTTTCAGTACGAGTTACACTTTGTATCCTAGCGGTTCCGTCTACATTCGATACTTCCTTTAATAAGTGTTGATGTTCTTCTTTTACATTTACCACTTGATTCATATACGGAACATAATTGTCTTCGTAAAAATATTCGGATTGAATATCATAGCGGACCATAGGTGCAAATGGACGGAACCCTTCTCTCTTCTTGATAATACTGTTTACCTTGTTTCTGGTCCCATCAATGAATGGATTTGCTAGGATTGACCGATGCCCTAATGCTCTTGCACCGAACTCAGACTTACCTCTAAGCCACCCAACTACTTTCCCCCTCTGTAATTCTTGGGAAACTATTTTGTACAGTTTAGTATCACTTACTTTCTTTAGCTTTACTTCTGGTAATTGTTTGATAATATCTTCGTCAGAATATTCTGGTCCTAGGAATGGAGTTTCTTTTACTCGTAATGCAAACCCATTTCGCTGTCGTAAGTATCCTAACACAGCACCTACGGATGACCCAGCATCAGATGGAGCAGGAGGTATCCACAGTTCTGTAAACGGGGTAATGTTCGTTATTTTGCCATTAGCAACGCCGTTGTAGGCACACCCACCACCAAGACATAAGTTTCTGATGTCGGTTTCTTTGGCCACTTGGTCTAATAATGAAAATAAGCCATGCTCATATACCAGTTGGGTTGCTGCTGCAATATCTTTGTGAACCTGTAGTATTTCTTCTTCGGGAAGTCTGTTTGATATTTCTAATATACTTGATAAATTTTCGTTAAACATTACTTCATCGGAAATATTCCATACAAAGTGTTTCATACTTAAACTACTAACTTTGTCGTAGTATAGATAAGGATTACCAAACCCAGCCAATCCCATTAGTTTATATTCACCGTTGTTAGGTTTAAATCCCAAAAATGAAGTCATCGCAGAGTAAAATAGTCCCAATGACTGTGGGTATTTCATTAATGACTTGAATGTAAATTTACCGTCTTTGACAATCGCTACGGCTGCGGTATCTGTTTCCCCAACACCATCGACTGACACAACCACTGCATCTTTGAACTTAGAAGTATAATATGAATAATATAAATGGGAATGATGGTGCGGTTGAAAATACACATTGTCCCCGACTTCTTTTCGTAGAATTCGGGTATTATTGTACCAGTTTATTAGGGATTGTTTGGTAAATGAAAAGGATGAAATAGGATGTCTGATATAGTTTTTTAATATTCTCCCAAGTTTTAATGTGGGAGCTTCGTAAAAGCAGAACTTTTCTATTTCATTTAGACTTATATTATATGTGTCTAATATGTAACGCAATCCGTTGCAGGGGAACGACGAATCATGTTTTTTGCCAGTAAACCGTTCTTCTTCACACGCAAAAACCAATTCACCGTCCTTGAACAAACAAATAGACGAATCGTGATAAAAACACGATATTCCAATTATATACATCTAATACACATCCTGTTTAAGTGTTATATCTATAAGTATTTTTCTAAATTTATTAAGATGATATCTTTTATGAATTTATTCTGTTGGAGGAGTTCGACAACACTCATAGAGTTAAATTCTTCTTTGCTGTATTCTTTAAGAATATCTTGAAATACACGAACACCTCGAAACGCATCGTCGATTCCAATTTTTCTAAATACGGCATCAAAATATTGCATTTTTTTGTGTATACTTTTATCAAATGTTTTATCTAAATCATTAATAAATGAAATATGATATGGTCTATGTATATACATTAAAAAGTATTTACTGTCTTCTAATTTTTCTTGTAAATTTATTGGTTTGAATTCATTAAGTGCTGTATGACGGTATTGTGTGTATATATCATCGTTATTTTTTTCATATTCTATTTTTTTCTTGAAGTGTGTTGCAAACAAATCTGCGTCATCACTACTACTAAATATCCAGTATAAATCAGCTGCCCATGTATTATTTAAGTTTGTTTTCCAATCATCATTATATGAAAAGTATGTTAGAAAAGATTTTTCTTCATTTTCTAAAAAAGACATATGTTCATCAAATGTTCTATTTACAAAAAAAACATCAGGTCTTAATTTTATAACATAATCATATTTAAAATTGTTGTTTCGTTCATAAATCTGTTTAAGGACTATACTTTGTTTAAAGCTATAAATTGAATACAAACTATTAATGTAATCTCTGTGTTTTAGTTTGCCCGCTATTCTTTTGTTGAATTTATTCTCATCTTGAATTTTAAATAATTTTGGTTTATACGAACTTATATATTCTTTAACATCAGTATCATATACATAATTTAAATTTACCGATGGTGAATATAAATTATTTTCCCATGTGTGAATAAAAAAATCAAATTCATAATCTTTGTGCTTTAAAAAATTTGTAATATTATTAAAACAAAATTTCCATGTTCTGGCTTGACCACTAAGACACACCGCGATTCGCTTTTTCATATAAAAACTCCGCCCATAATTTGTGGGACAGTTTATCGGGGTGGTTTCTGGGTAAAAATCCACCACCGTTTTCCTTTGTATAATTATACATCGTCTTGCTTTTAAACGAGTTTGGAGTCAGTTTTAACAAAGAATTTATCAATAATTGGTGGTGTCTTCTGCCAAAAGCGTCTATTTTATCAATTGGTTCTTGTATTTCATCGTATTCGTAAAATACATTAAAAAAATAATGCGGAACTGATTTTACCGTTAAAAACGAGTGTAGTGCGTTTACTTGATTTAAAGTTCTTATATAAGATGGGATAAGTTCTGTTTGGTGTAATACGAACTCATCTTCTGTAGTTCTGTGTTCGTCGGGACTTCCCCACTTATCATACCCAGCCCACAATCGTTCTTGTACATATTTCTGTCCATCCCACCACTCGAATCTGGTAGGCGCTGTCCATCCCACCACTACAAATATTTCTTCGGTGTCAACCCACCCAGATTCTTCGCTCCACAGTTGCTTTGTGTCTATCCAATGAGCCACATCTCTCATTGTTTGTCGATAGATGTAATCGTTGGATACACCAGCGGATGCATTATTGCAATCAATCGCTGATAATTTGTCAGCCAATATGCGTGAAAATCTTTCCTCTGCTTTGTTTTGTAGTTCGGCACCCCATACTACGGAATCACCGTTGGTGTATAATGATTTCATAACTTTAGTAACTTTAGCAATTCTGTTTTGACAAATATTTTCATCATTTCTGTAGAGGGATGTCCGTATGGTCCACCCATCTTTTCTATAAATTCATCATATGTTTTTATTTGATGATGCAAACATTCTTGAAATATAGGTATACTATCATCCCGATTGTCAATTGCCCACTCCAACAATCCCTTATAATGTTTGTGAAACCAATGTCTATCGGATTTTATGGGTAATTTTTCTATATATGGTTTAAGTACTTCTATTTTACTCATCCATATTTCTTCTGTTGGCTGTCTTGAAAGAAAATTGCATTCTGCTTGGTAAGAAAATGTGTCCCACATATTCATATAATATACATCAATTTCTAACTCTTTGCATGTTTTTTCCAGTAATAACCAAGTTTCAAACCAATGCATTACATTATTGATAGTATTGTTCCACATTATTTCCGCTTGCCAATACTTTACTGCGTTTTCTATACCTAACCATTCAATTGCACTTCCCTTTCCCGTTGGTGGGTCGAATCCGCCTGTCAAATAAAATACTCCGGAAGTCTTTTCCCAATTATTATGGTAGACAAGCGTATGCCCCATATTATGAGATGCATAATCCAATTGCTTATTCATATAAATTGCTTGTCTAGTGGCAGATGACCACTGGATTACAACTTTAATATCTTTCGGATTTATATTCTCTTTAATCATTCTATCTATGTGATATAAAATGATTCTGCACATAGATATATTGTCGTTCGTTGCTCCACCATAATTTAAAACGGTATACTCGTTTCCAAGTTCTTGTTGTAAATGATATGGCCAAGAGCGCAAATGCGGTGGAACTATCTCGGTTAGATTGTCTGGGTTCAATCTTATATTATTAGTAAAAGAACATCCGGTGGTCAATATGTACTTCATTTATTCATCATCCATATGTTTCTTGTAACATATCGTTAAAATTAACTCCATTTAAAATCATAACATCTGTGTTATTAAATTCATCCAATACTCTTGTATAAATTAATAAATCTCTTATGTCCGTTGAATTTGGTGTTTGAATATATTTGATTATCTTTTGTATTTCTGAAACCGTTTTAGGTGTTAAGTTTGTACTTGTTATTCCAGCTTCTAAAAAATTAACCAATCTATTTTTTTCTGACTGTGTTAGATTGTTTACTGAAACCGTAAGCGGAGTCCATGCGTAGTAAAAATCAATTTGGTCAGTTGATGTTATGTATTGATTGTCTAACATAAAGTTTATAAAATCAAATATATGATATGCATTCCATATTGTTGTGGTATATTGGAAGTTATACATCATACCGTTGGCTACTTCATACGTACCGCCGGATGTGAAATATTTTTTGATAGTATTCAAATTTTCTACGAAGCGTTCGTGATTGAATCCTACACGTTGATATTCTCCAATTTTACCTATTCCATCACATGAGATAGATAAAAATACTCTTTCAAATCCATCCCACAAGTTTATTAAACTCTGTTCATCGTATTTTATTACAGACAAATTGGTATTGTAGTGAATACTTAATCTTCTCTTTCCGGTATCTTGTCTTACTTCTAATGTATCATATAAAAATTTAAGAAGTTCGTAATGTTCTGGCATTATTAAAGGTTCTCCGCCAGCAAAATACACACTCTTTAAATGAATCAAGTGTGGTTTTAAATCTGCAACTAGCGTAGACGATGCTTTCATTACCTTTGCTTTCTTATTAACTATATGACTCAAATGCTCATTATGAACATGATGTTTACGTAATTTTACGGTGTCATCGTACCAATTTGAAGAAAACGAATAGTTACACATTCTGCATTTAAAATTACATAAATTAGAAAATCTAATGTCTATGTGTTGAAACTGGGAGGCGACTGAATAATCTTCGTTTACTTCTGGCATAGTCCACAAAGTATTATTATTGAACATCTGTCTGGGCGATGATTCTTCTATATCTTCTTTTTTATAACAAACTTCGCAAGCTTTATTACGCTTACCATTTAACATATCATGTCTAAGTTGTTTATACTCATCGGAATTAAATATTTCCTCTATACTTTTTTCACGTAAAAATTGTTTGTTGTCAAAGCCTCCAGCAATACAGCATGGCTTTACCTCACCATTCGGTTGTGTGTATAAATGTATAAACGGTAATATGCAAAATGTTTCTTTATTATTCACGATGCTACCCTATTAGTGTTTGTAAATAAAGGGATCTCTTTTTTTTAATTCTTCTAATCTTTCCTTATATAATTTCTCTAACTTTTTCCTCTTCTTTTTTTCTACGTAGAGATTATATAATTTTCTTATCAAAGTAATCATATGAGGTCTTGCTCCAATATAAAGTTTTTTAAAGTGAAAAATCCCTTCATTTTTAATTCTTCACTTAAAAGATTGTTTTTAATAAATCGGGAATAGTTCTTTCGGTAAAACTCCACTAAGTTTAATTTAGATACTTTTTCCAGCTGGTCAACTGCTAACTGAAGTCTTTTTACATTATCTAATTCGCTGTCGTAGCTATGGTTTACCACATCATCAAACAAATCAAACCCCATATTTCGTATAGTAGACACATATCCAGGTACAGAACTATAGATTGGTATTTGATGTAATTTAAATGGTGCCCACGCTTTTTCCGTAAAAGTAATAATACCCGTAGAACAATCCATTCCAGATATATTTTCTGTTACAAAATTCAATACCCTAGAGACATTATCTCCGCCTAACAGTAGTTTAGGAGGACTACCATCCTCGTCCCAAAGTTTTATTGGTAAATATTTTTTTGCATCTAATAAAATATTTTTATCTACGCCGGAAATGTTAATATTATCTACCATAATAGAATATTCCTCGTAATCCGTAACTCCTTCATTGGTATAAAATAGAAACGATATCATATTAGTATTATCATTTTCTCTATTTAACTTTAACAAGTTTCGTTTCAACATTTCTAATAATAAAAAGACTCTATGCGTTCGAAGTCTCCCGTTCAAGCAACAGAACCCATTGGTTTTTTGATAAACTCTGTAACCATCTATAGTATAAGCTTGATTGTTTGGTCTTTGGTATGAATAATTTTCAAAGAACATTAAAAGAGAAAGATTATATGATGAACACACTTTTACATTGTTACTAAAATTATAATCAAAGTCCACATCAGCAATTAGATAAAACTGTATGTTGAAGTGTTTTTTAGTTAGTTCATCAAAATAGTTTAAGAATTCATTAAAACATCCACTTTCGGGCACAATATTTACTATAATTTTAGAATCTGCGTGTAGGTATTGTAGCACCTCATCAAAATTTCCTTGTACATCATCTCTATTTAGGAAAACAACATCATAGGTACCCGCTGCCGTAGGTCTACTGTCTGCTGCTGGAAAAAACGGTTCCAACATATTTGCAGCGGACCCTCCATCATAATCAAGTAGTCTTCTATTCCATTTCATAAGATTATTTTTTAAAATGATATGCTTTATCGTGTGATTTAATTCTAATAATGTCATTTCCAAAAAATTCTCGTACAGCCTTTACAACTCCTGCATGAAACCGTACTCCGTCTGGAAATGTGTATGTGTCAAATTCTATAATATCATCTGACGCAGTTTTCAAATCATATTTTTCATATACATTATCATCCCCGCTTACATCGTCTAGTACCATAATACCACCAGACTTTAATTTTTTATATCCGTTTTCTATATCAGATTTTGCAATACTATATTCGTGTCCACCGTCGATAAATATCATATCATAATAATCATCTTGCATTTGATGTATGACTTCACGTGAATCACCTTCAAACACCGTTATAATATCATCTACTTTAAACTTTTCAGCTACTGACCACAAATGCGATTTCCAATGTTCTACATTATTTTTATTATACGACCACCCTTTTTCTCTATCCACAGTAAGGTTTCCTTTAAACCAGTCAATAATATGAAGTTTTCCATTTATCATTGGTAACTTTAAGACTTTCGCAATTTCTACCGCATCCCCACCTTGCGCACATCCAATTTGTAAAACTTTTGGTAATTCTTCTGGGTTGTCGTATCCATTATACCCAGAAAATGTTGCTCGCATATGTGTGTATACGAACATAGATATCCACGGGAACGGTAGTGCCCATTCAGATGGACTGAATGTATCTTGTTCATCAGGCCGTACAAACCACTCAGAAAAATCTAATGGTGTTATTGTATGAAATCTACTCATCTTGTTTTTCCTCAAGAAACTTTATAACTGATTGTGCCAAATATTGGTGTTGTTCTAATGTAGGATGTCCATTTTCTGTATTTTTGAACTCATGATAAATTGATTTATATTCAAATGTATTTTCCCACATTTTCCATCGGGGGTACAATTTGTTGTCCTTACCGATTAGTGGTATCATATTCTTCCGATATTTAAATTGCGGGTAATGCTGGTGTAAATATTCATCAAATATTGCATCGCTACTTTCTTCTTCCCACGAATCTATAAAATAAATTTTCCTTTTCCCATCAGATTCCCACGGTGTAAGATTAAGATTGTAAAAATTAAATAGTATATCTACATACCATTTTTTTCTTGCTTGAATAAACAAATCTACAAAATTATCATTATCAAACCAATTCTTTCCTATTAGTTTTTCTAATTCAAGTGATATTAACTTTTCTTTGGAATCTAAATTTGTTCTTTTTATTATTTTTTCTAAAAGTTCATCTGCATTTTCAAACAATCGTGCGAATGTGGTAGTCATACAAAATTCACAAGTACAACTAAAATTTACATGCAACGGATCTCTTTGAAAATTAGAGAACTGTAAAACAATTGTATCTATATACAAATCTGGATTAAATAAAAACTTATGAGCAGTTGCTATACTTCCTGCTAAACATCCTCCATTAGTATCACTTACCAATGCGGTTTTGTTAAAATGTTTAGCTACCAACGCAGGAAATCTATTTTGCTCACGAAAATTAATGCTATCCTCGTCCTGCTTTTCCAACAAAATTAACCAATTATTATTATCTTTTTCTCTTTCGGCAATCCATTTGGGAGTTTCACAATAAAGTTCTAAACCTTCCCCCCATGTAAAACTATCACCCAAAAATAAAATAGATTTTTGCATATCAATATAGTTCTGGATATTCGTTTATGATGTATACCCCAGGAACATTTATTGCGGTATTGTAATGATTTTTTACATCTTCTGGAGTTTTACAATCTAGTAATGTTATTGTCTTTAGCATGTCACCAAATGGTTTTATATAATTTGCTTTATGTTGATGGCCTGGGTCTAATGGTTTGTCCGACCCTTTACCAACTCGTATAATCACATGGACATTTTTGCCCGTCATAAGTGTGTACTTATCAAGGTGATTTACTAACTGATTCATCGCAGAAATCAAGAAATCCCATCTAGGATAAAAACTTACCACTAACTTTCCGATCATAGCCATGCCCAGTGTCATCCCCATTTGGGTTTCTTCCATTACTGGGGTTTCTATCATACGCTCTTTTGGTAACCCCTCAATCGTTTTTGACATAGGATTACCATAATATACTATTTGCTGACCAATAAAAATTGTTTCTGGTTTATCCATCAACAGTTTCATAGCGTTAGTTAGTTCGTCTTTGTAGCTCATGGTTGTGAATTTGGATTAAATTGATGTTTGTTTTCCTTGTACCACCGTAGTGCATCTGCCAATCCATCACGCAGATTATACTTCGGGGCCCATCCCAAGTTTTTTAGTTTGGCGTTGTCCAGTAAACGAACTGGAATCATTGGTGCCTTGTTGTTTACAAAGTTGACTGGATTGGTATTACCTTCGATGTCTTTGATAGTATTTAATACTTCCATAACGGTATATCCCTCGCCGTACGATACATTATAAATGTCATAAGTATCTACCTTTTCAGCTACGGTAATAAATCCGCTGACCATATCATCCACATGAATAACATCACGAACTTCTGTACCATCTCCCCATACTGGGATTGGGCTTAGCCCGTCTGCTACTTTCCGAATATTAGCTGGTGTCACATGGCACTTTTCATAATCATACTTGTCATTTGGACCGTATGCGTTTGATGGTCTAATAATCACACATTGCATAGGATTATGAATTTGATTGGAGAAGAAGTCGCATAAGGTTTCACAATACCGTTTCATCCAACCCACTGCTTTATACACAGGAACAATATCTGGCGTTTGCACGACAGATTCTTCCTTACACGGCTCACTTCCCATATCTGGGTATGTGGTGTTTGACGAGATGAAAATAAACTTACGAACCTTATTTTTCCAACTTTGTTCCATAAGGTTGACATTCATTTCAATATTTGGAGTAACATGAAGAAGTGGGTTAAACTTTGTATCAAGGGCATTAGATGTATTTGCTGCACAATGAAACACTACATCTACATCTTTTGATATAATTTCACAAAAATCTGCGTCTTGTAAGTTACCCTTGATGTGCTCCACGCCTGATAAAGCATCTCGTAATCCTCTGTTCCACGATGTAGCACGCAAATTGGTATATCCCATTTCATATAACATCTTTAACAAACGAGAACCAATAAACCCGCTTGCTCCAGTAACTAAAATCTTATCTGTTTTGTTCATAACTTAGTTTCCTTTAAAATGTGTTAGGTAGTAATCTATAGTTTCCCGTAAACCTTCTTTTAATGATACCTGTTGTTTGATTCCAAAAGATTCAGCTCGTTCTGTGCTCATTAGTCTCTTAGTGTCACCATTTGGTTTTGTAGGATCCCATTCAATTGCAACCTTAACACCGTACATTTCTTCATACAGTTCAACTAAAGTTTCTGCGAGTTCCTTAATCGTCACTCCAGTTCCACTACCCAAATTGATTGGTTGTGTGATGCGCTGTTCGTATGCTTGGATGATACCGTCTGCCACATCACCTGCATAAATGAAGTCACGAATTGGTGAACCATCACCCCAACATACTAGTGGGTGTTCTTTTTCACCAAACAATCTTTTAATTAATGAGGCAATGACAGTAGATTCTGGACCGAAATTATCGTGTCTACCATAGATATTCGCTGGGCGAACGATAGATGCCTTATTCCAGTTGTAGGATACTTGGTATACTTCTGCTTGAAGTTCACCAAGTCGCTTAGCCCAACCAGCATACTTATCTTTTTCTGATGGGAAGGTTTTCCATACATCGTCCTCAATAAATACTTCTGCGGGTTGGTATACACCTACAGTAGACGTGAAGACATACCACTCGACATTTTCCAGTCGAGCGGCTTCCATCATATTAGTGTTAAATTGTAACATTGGGACGAAGTAATCTGCAGGTTGTTCCATCGCCCTCTTGGGGGAACCCTTTACTCCGGCGATATGAAATATTATATCTTGGCCTTTAACAACTTCCTTGCACTGCATGAATTCACGCAAATCGGCCTGGATGAAATTATAATTTTCTTTATACTTTTCAATTTGGTTCAATGGTGGTACAATATCTACTGCTGTAACTATAGCACCTCGTTCCATACACTTTTGAACCGCATAATTGCCAACAAGACCGTTAGCACCTGTAATCAAAACCTTTTTACCATTCATTTTTTATATCCTCAAATATAACTTTTAAAGTATCCAATTCTAAACTATAGAACAAGTTTCTATTATATACACAAATATCTACTGTACTCTTATAAATATCATTCAACTCTTCTATAGATTTGTTATTTAACGATTTTACCAAAGAAATTAGCGATTTCATACGCTGTACTGGATTTATTATATCGTCGTAACTTTCATCCCAAAAGTCAGAAAATGTCTTGAATCCATATTTTTTTAACTCGGTTAGGTATCCGTGTGGACCAAAGACGATAAACGGCTGGTAGCTTAATATAGGTTTTAGTATCTTTTCCGATAAAAACAGTTCATTATCTATATACGAGGTTTCTGTAACCAGGTTTATGCAACTATCTAAAAACAAATCTTTTTTAAACGTATTTCCCACATCAAAACTGTCTTTTTGAGTAGTGGCGTGTGTGTCTAATTCTATGGGTAATTTTTGATTGTAAGTCTCCAAATCATCATCGGTTAGTTCTATTTCACTATACTTTTTATAAAACTGTTTGTTTTCTTCAAAGTAATCCATTGGTCTAAGGAAACTAAAATATGAATCGATAAATGTTCCTTTTATAAATTCATCTAATAAAATAAATCTATGAGCTCTAGCTGCGTTTCTATTAAAACAAATAAACTTCTTATTTCTAAAATTATTTAGTTCATGTAACTCTATTGGTTCGCTAACATATCCAAGAGAATTTTCACTACCGTAAAATCGTTCTTTATCCCAAGTGGCCTCTTCTATAAAATAATTAAACGCGTATACTTTTGGCCAAGAGTGCGTTGGCCAGTATATTTTACGAGAATAGCTCGTTGAAATGCTTGGCAATCGTAAATTTGTGTCTATATAAATAACTTTATCGAAATTTATTTTATCTTTTAAATAATTTAAAGAGAAAATATGTCCGGTTTTTGGGGTAGGGTCGGGTAAATTTATTAGCAGTAGTTTTATATCCCTCTCACTAATAAATCTTAGTATATCATCGGGTACATCTCTAACTGCCCAACCACCGCTTAACTCTATAGGTAAAATATTTTTAAATCCAGCCTTAATTTCACCGTTTAAAGTGTAACTTAACTTTCTACTTTCTAAATAATTAATAAGCGGACCAGTTCTACCATATACTCCCTCGCCATTTGTCTTTAGTGTATCATCCAAAAATACAAAATTTAAATTATTAATCATTTTCAATTCCTTATGATTTTTTTCACACTATCCCTTGTGTAATAGTTATCGTGATAAAAAATATCAATCAACTGTGTATTTTTTATGAAATCTTTTTTACACATCAAATCAAAAATATAGTCAGAATATTCGTAAGTTGCTGATTCAATGTCTACACCACAATCCAACATATCTTCTACAAACTTACCTATTCCTATTACTATCTGTTCTTTTTGCTGGAAAAATTGTGTTTTTTCTTCAAGTTGTTCATTTATAAATTGTCCATCTTTTATATCTACAAATGAACCAACTCTATCAATAAAAACCGATTCAAAAAATATTATATTCTGTTGAAACTTTGTTTTACTGAAATCATAAAACCCCGTAACATTTTTAAGATACTCGTTACCTTTAAATGTAATATATTTTCCATTAAATGTCAACCCATATGCTTTCTGGATATAATATTGAGTTGTTCCTTGATACCCGCTATCTACCATTATTATATTTTTGGAATTACCTATTACATCAGTAATATATTTACCATACTCGTTCCGTATACCAATCGATTTGTTCAATATATTTTCTATATACGCTTCTAGGTTTGGTATTGTCTGATAGGTATCTAACAAATAATCGGAGTCAATCATAGGATTGATTCCGAATCTGTCTTTTAATAAGTTAGATAATCTTCCAGAATATCGATGAAGTTGGAATGTATTGTAGATGTCTTGTTTATCAAATAAAGCTGAAATTGAGGCAATTTTTCTTGATGTTTTAAAATAAACCGAATCTGGCAAGTTGTATTTTACTTGAAATATTTTATAGATTTTTTCTAGAAAGAAGCCTTCCCGTGAATTAAATAGTATCTTATCGGAGTCATTTATATTATTACATAGCCATGCAAAGAAGTTAAACAATAAAGGTCCAAAATAGATATACCCTAACTCTTCAAATGAGCTAGGGGTTTGCCAATTCTTAGTTCTTAATAATAATTTTGTTTGGTAATCTATCGATTTCATAGTCTATTTTAAATGTTGGTATTCCATACGAAGCCCACAGTTCTATTATTTCATCTCTGTCGTCAAATGCACAGAACACTTCTCTATCAATAAATGCTTCATACATTTTCTTTTTTAGTTCTACCGCAGGTATCGTATGGTCCTCAGCGCTTCGCATATATAATTCATCGAATGGTATACCATATAAATTTAACCATTCCTCAGTAGAATGTCTTACAAATTCTGGTCTTGCGGTAAACATTACTATTTTAAAATCTTTACTTTTATACCAACGAACATTATTAATTGTTTGCCAAATCGGTTCATCCAACATCACATTTTCGTGAGTATAAAAGATATCCCAATCAAACACCCCATTACTATCCGTAGCCAACTCAGTTCTTTTTTTATGGGTACCAACCGTACCATCAATATCAACTATAACAATCACTGTCTAATTCCTTGGTTTTCATAACTTACAGGTATTTTTATTCCAGTGTTACATCCGTTACAATTATCGCAAAATGTAATATATCCAAGATTCGTATATCCTAAGTCAAACTTTAATAAATCCTCTCTTGATACAACTTTCAAATCTACATAATCGTTGTCGTTTTGTGGAAATAGCTTTGTTAATACCGCACTGGTGTTTAAGTGGCAGTAGTAAAACCTACCATTATTTAATCCACGAAACGGAGCCGTACAACTATCGAAATGTTTTATTAACTCATCTTCTGGTAGGTTTTTCTTTACTCTCAAATCACCAAAATCATACCACTCTATGTTATTTCTAACATAATGCGTAATGTCATTGTTCTGATAATTTTCTATATTTTTGGTTACCTTCGTCTTAAGTTTCTCTAGTTTATTAGAGTAGTTACTGACGCTTAGTATTACATCATTATTTAGTAGCAGTTCTATAGTAGTATCTTTTGGTGTAACCGTTCCGTTTGTCGTGATAATAAACTTATCTATTCTACTGATGTAATTGTTAACTATATGCTTAATTACAGCATCTATATTCGGATATAAAAACGGCTCTCCTCCGACTAGATGAAGTATACTCACATAATCTACCTTAGCAAATAACAAATCAATATCATTTATTATAATATCCGCATCTCTATGTGTGGGGGTTTCATAATGCGGTATAAACATATTACAGTGAGAACAATTCAAGTTACAGCGTTCCGTAACCAATATGTCTGTCTGAAATATGTGTACTTTGTTTTTATGTTCAAACGGCCAAATAGCTGCTATATTTTTGTACCAAGTAGATTTTATGTTTCTTTCTTCTAGATACTTTTTATACTCGTTTCTAAATTCGTCAGTTGTAATAATGACCTTTGCTTCAGAATCATTAAAGTCATCTATATGAACTAACCCTAAGTTATTGCGTTTGTTATCTATTTTCTTGGACTGCCGATAGAATGAACTTATTTCTTGTATACTGTCAACTGTCGTGGAACTCTTAAGATTATGGTCAACTATATACTTTATCTTTAGCGTCTCTTCTCCCATCAACAAATCTAAACTTCTAATAAACTGAACGCACTCTTTACTTGCTCCAAATAAAACATACTCGGAGTCAGTATCCCACTCTTCTATAAATCTTTTAAAGTTGTGCTGTTCAGAATTATACCGCATAAACTCAAAACACTACCCATTTTCCAGTGCCATAATGAGGATATTTTGATTTATAGTTGTAATAAATAACATCATTTGGAATATCACGAAGCGTATAATTCCATGTAGCTTCCGTAGGAGTATTCGTAGACACATGATTGTCCTCCACTACAAAATATAAAGGCAATCCAAAGTTCCTAGCGTACTTGTGAACTTCATAAAATATACCACTTTCGAATGACATATCTCCAATAAAACACCACACTTTTTCATTTCCACCATCACGCTTAATTCCAGCAGCAACACCTAATGCAATAGAGAGCGTTCCTCCTACAATAGCAGAGGAATAAAACTTTTCATCTATATTACACAGAGTAATTGATTTACCTTGAAGAATTTCAGATTCTATCCAATCTGGTGAGATTCCTTTAAGTAAAGCATGATAATGTGAACGCCATGTAGAAAACACCCAATCAGTTGATTTAATTCTTGCAAATATTTCAATTAACTGAGTTTCATTTCCATTCGAAAGATGTATTGGGCCACGAATTTTTCCACCTTCCCAATGCTCTATTATCTTATTTTCAAATAATATTAAATCATCTGGTGTTTGCTTTATATCCCTAACTATAGGATATTTTTCTAGATTGACAATCATTTAAGAATCTCTCTTTTGTAATGTTGGATTATTCGTAGGCCATTCCATATTAAACTTTGAGTCATTCCATTTGATTACAGATTGTTTATCTACATCTACAAACTCTCCATCATAAAACAAATTGTAACTAAATACACAGTCTGTTAATGCGTAATGACCATTAGCAAACCCCGGCGGAACAAGCACTTGCATTTTATTGGCTTCTGAGATTATGTACGATTCCCATTTTCCATATGTAAGTGAATCTTCACGAACATCCAGTACCACTAAATAAATGTCGCCTACTAGCGCCTGGACCATTTTCCACGTTTTGTGGTCATAATGCAGTCCCCGCAATACACCTTTATATGACCGAGAGTGTCTATCATGTACTACGGGGTCTTTCATATAACTAATATAATCTTTTATCGGATGGAACTTAGAATGATAGCTAGTCCAGATTTCCCCACGAAATTCTTGATATGATGTAGGAGAAAACATAGGAACTTCGTCACCAAATACTTTTGATGGACGAACCTCAAAGTCATTCCAACGAGTGTATTTGTAGTTCATATTATAGGTTGTTTGCGTACCCAAGTGGGAATCCGTTTCTGAACTCAGATGACATTCTGGGGACAATCATTCTGTACGTATTGATAAGTTCTATAATACCATCATCAATACTATATTGCGGACGCCATCCGGTTGCTTCAATCTTTTCATTAGATACGATGTAATCTCGCTTATCCGGATCTTCGTAATAGTCAGACACACTTATAGCGAAATCTGGTACGTATTTCTTAATCAGATTAACCAGCTCTAACTTTGACAAATTGGCATCTGACAATCCTACGTTAAATACTTCATTCTTATATGTGTCATAATTTGCTAACATAAACGAAAATACGTTTGCCACATCTTCAATATGAATATAATTTCTCTTGAAATGTGGTTCGAACAGTACAATATATTTGTCGGTGATAGCCTTATATACAAACTCGTTTACCAATAAGTCAGTTCTCATTCGTGGCGATGGACCAAACACCGTAGCCAATCTAAAACATATAGCATCACTATTCTGTAGTAAGAATCGTTCTGCGTTTACTTTGGTTACCCCATAATGAGAAATAGGGTTAAGTGGACTGGTTTCTTTACACACCTGTCCACCTTCTGCTACTCCATATCCACTGTTTGTATTGGGAAATAATATCTTAGCTTTACCCTTCGAAAACTCGACAACATCAACAATCTGTTCATAATTCAGTTGTGTTGCGGTCAATGGGTCAGCATCACACGCAGGAAATCCTACTCTAGCTGCAAGAGGTATAACAACATCGTGTGATTCTACTAATTTTTTAAGGATGGTTTTATTTCTAGCATCACCATAAATAAAATTAAAGTTTTTATTTTTAACGCACGGGAGCAGCGATAACTGGTTAAACTCCAAAGAGTCTAACACAGTCACCGCATATCCGTCATTAAGTAGCTTGTTGGTGATTATAGAACCTAAATAACCAGCACCACCAGTTAATAAGACTCTCACTTTAAAACCCCCAATGCTCCTGTCGCATTGCGTACATATCGATTGGTTCACGCTTCATTTGATTTCCAGAAGCAAATGGTGCTCCCTTTTTCAAATATCCCCCGATAAAGTTACGGCGCATTCTGTTTGATACATTTGGTTCAGAGCCGTGAACAACATGAGAATGCAGAAGAGTCATCGTTCCCTTTCGTTGGAAACCTTCAATCTTTCGGAATCCGTGTCCTTCTGGCATTACACAAGGCTTACCACGTTCGTTGTGCCAGAATGCTGGGTTGGTCTTTGTTCGTTCTTCGTCAATTTCAATCGGAAGTACTGGAAGAAGATGTGACCCCTCATAATTCCATACTGCACCATTTACTGGATCGTGATTATCCAATGCGATAGCCACGTTGATAATTTCGTTTGGACCGCACTTTGTATAGAATGCGTTTTGGTGCATGTCCCGGCCGAGTTGTCCGGGTGGCTTAAAATATCCCCAGCTTTGCATACCGATTATTTCCGACCTCATTAAGAATTCAGAAGCTTCAAGAATTTTTGGATGTGAATAAAGTTTTGCTAACTTCGGAGATAACTTGTGTGGATATGAAAATGGATCCCATTCCCCCCAAACCTTTCCGTCCGGCGAAGTGGTTCCAGTTCTTGCACAACGAAGAGTATCCATCTCTTCGTTAATTTCTTCTACTTCTTCTTCGGTCAAAAGTTCTAAATTTACGAAACCAATGTACCGCCATGCAAACAACATTTGCTGTTGTTCTTCTTCAGTTATGTATTTCCATTCCTTCATAACATTTACCCTCCTTAAAGGTTAACTAATTATAACACGTTTTTGTAAATATGTCAAGGGATTACTCTCTTTCAATATCTAATGTAATACAATGAGGACCGCCACTTAAAGTTCTTGCGTGCCTCAACTTAACAGGTATAGATTCTATACCAAATTTCTTTAACATTCTCATTAACATAATTTGATGTTCTTCTACCATAACCAACTTTTCATTAATAGAAAGGATATTCATACCTAACCACGGTGATGCTGGACACCAATCTGACATAACTTGGGTAGGATATGGTTCGGGTGCATTTAGGGTATCCCAACTTCTTAAAAAATCTGGTTTATTGTAAATATTAACTCTAGATGGATTTACCAGTACTAATCCTTCTCGTAAAAATACAAAAGTAGTATCTATATGAATATAGGCGTAGATATTTTCTGCAAGATGTACTCTATATCTATCAGATATGTTTTCTCGTAACCAGTTTTGTAAATACTCCGCTCCGGCCTTATTTCCTGTGTTAGATATCAGATACAATATATCATCATTTGCTTTCAATACATTTGCGGCATCAAATACTGGTTCAAGGTTCATTAATGTGCTTCTGGATAAATCACTACGATCATATAGGCTATCGTCTGCTGTCGGTTTTGGAAATTCTACCCAACTTTCTGGAGTAAATAATTTTTTGTATTTGTCAGCTTCATCCCTACGCTGCCGCAATGTCATTGGTGTGGCAATAACTTTATCCTTAATAACTAACATAGAATCACGAGGACAATAATCATAATAAGAATCATTAAATGGTCTATTGCCTGTGATTATCGGAGATCTATGTACTTCAACTCCTAAGCTTTGTAAAATTCTTTCAATTTCTTGCAAATCTTGTTGTGTTTCTTCTAAAACTTGTATCGGATATTTTCCCGTAGGAATATTAGCAAATTGCTTGTCTGTGTAATTTGCGTAATCTATACAATGTAGCCCTCTATCTTTTGTAGTGGGTATTTGTGCATTAGTTACAGTTCCTAATATTATTTTTTTAAGTTGTTCCCATTCATTATTTACATTGGGTATTAACATTTAAAACCTCAAATAAATTTTTAGTAAAAACTTCTTTCATTAATTTGTCATCTGCATAGGATAAAAATAAATTCTGATTATGCACCAAAGTATCTTCAAAAATAGAATGATACCATTCGTGAATATCATTTATTGACAATTTCGATAACCTTTCTATTTCGTTTATTATCATCACAAATCGCTTTCCGTTATCAACCTCATCATCATAACTTTCGTCTATAAAAGAAGAAAATGTTTTAAATCCTAATTTTCTAATTTCCTTAAGACCATAGGCTGGACCCATAAAAATGAACGGTTGTAAGTGTCCTATTGGTTTCCATGTTTTTTCTGAAAAATATCCGCCATTCTCAAAAAAATTAGTTTCTGGTGTGATGTGTATATAGGAATTCAAATATACTTTCTTTTCCTCAAAATTAAATCCCCAAACTTTATCCAATTCTCTAAAATCTACAATACTGACAGGTTTATCTTTTTTTAACTTATCGTACTCCAGTTTCATAGTACTGTATGGTATTTCTCTTCCTAAATGACAAGATTTATATTGGGCTGTGTCATTAAAATCGAATACTACGAGCTTATCCAAATCGTACGATATCGAAAATTGATTTAATATGTTTAGTTTATTGAACAGTAAAGTGGCGTACAGTCTATGAGGACGTAACCTTCTATTTAACATTAAGAATTTATTTTGTCTTACAATTTGTTTGGTAACTTCTTCTTTTTTCACAACACTACATCTATTATTGTTATTGTTAAATGTAGTAAGTTCATTATTTAATATGCGCACAAACTCTTTGGCCTTATCCTTTAATGACCATGTATGATACAGCACCTTAATTTTTGATATATTTTTATCTAGATTCTGTGGTCGTTGCTTATATCCGGCATACCAATTATCAAAGTTTTCTTGAATACCATAATCTGATATACAAAATATTATTTTTTCAAACGGAATACCGAACTCTTCTGCGTCCCTATAAATAACTTCAAAAAAGTTTGAATCTAGTGTACCTTCATTTGAGTAATTTATAAAAAGATAAAAATTATTAAGATTCTTAAGTAGATATTTTGTTTTTTCTGGAATGAAGAAGAAAAATGACCTGTGTTGATGTAGACTATCATTTACTCCGAACGCACACCCAGCACCACCAAATGGAGATATTGTATACAAATACAAGCCATCTGTTTTGTGATTGTTTTCAAAAACATCGTATGTAGAAACTTCTCCAGTCGCTGCGTATAAAATAGTACCTTGACCCGACCAAACCGAAACTCCATCATAATATTTACTCTGTAAATTTGATATCACATTAAATTGTTTATCAAAATCCGCATCGATGTAAGATTGAAAATACTCAAAATTCAATCCGTTTTCTAACTCATTATGTGGCGATATATAATCGTTAACTAGAAAAATATCTTTCATAAACTTATAAGATGTAAAAATTTATTAGCAACAAAACTATCTTTTTCCAATGAACTTAATAAATTTCTATTATGAACTAACTTTGGATACACGGAACAGTATAAGTTGTGCAATTCTTCTACTGATAATGCGCATAATCTTTTTACATTTTCTATAATTGCATTCAACCTTTCATTCTCATCTTCTATTGTATCATAGCTTTCATCAAAAAATTCTGGGAATGTGTAAAATCCCATATTTTTCAATTCTTTTAATGTATTTGGATTTCCATAGACTATGAACGGATGAAAATATATCATAGGTCTAACTACTTTTTCTGTAATGAAAACCGATTTGGGTATTGTAGAACTTTCCGTAACCACCGAAAAATATGTAGCGTCCCATATTTCTTTTTTCGTAAAATAGTTGTGCATGTCAGCTACAGCGTCTGCATCTTCATAGTCTACAATAAAAGGATACTTTTCTTTGATATGTGTTTTAAAATGGATGTTTTCTAGTTTCTCACAAAAGTTATCAAACTCTTGTGACTTAAATAGAGAAACCAATCCTTTATCAAATATTCCATTTCTTATCAATTCTAATACTAATTTAGGTCTATGAAATCTACCACTGTTTCTATTTAAACAAAGAAAATACTTTTCTCGCAGGTTTGTATGCGGTGCTAAACTTATTGAATATTCCGTTTCTCTTTCAATAATTTTATCCGCTTCATAATTGTTCGTAGTATTTTCATATCGTATGATATTTTTTCCAGGCTGCCCGTATATACAAAAATTAATAGAATCGCATATCATAAACGAAGGTATGTTATGCCTATTTAAATAATCTTCATAAATTTCTTTTATGTTTGAAGTATTTGTTATGAAGATTATTTTATTACTTTGTAATTTATATTTGTTTACAAAAGTATAAATATTATCGAAAAATTTATCAGGATATTCATATCCACCTTCTTTGTTATCGATAAAAACTAATTTCACACTGGCTTCTTCTTCAAACAAACGAAAAGACTTTTTGCTGAACATATCCTCAAAATTTAATATAGATACGTATTCAACTATACTTTCATTATGAAGAGGCGTTACCGCAAATAAATTGTAATCATTTTTTAGTTGTTTTCTATTGATATCTTTAATCAATACTCTATTAAATCTATCCGTCCCTTCAAAGTATTCTGACATGACATCAAAAATATCCTCAGTGTTTGCCGATACTTCGAATTTATTTGATTTGATTATTCTGGTCGTAGTATGCGCCCTTGTAAATAAATCTTCATTGATTACACTAAAAATTATTGGTAAGTCTGTTAATTCATACCCGAACGGTAAGAATCCATTTGGTGTCATGAATTCATATAAAACATTTACTTTTTTCATATTTAAATCTTACAGAAACTATAAAATTTTTCTAGTTCAGGAAATGTCCCTACAAAACTTGTCCCACGGCGCTTGTCATATTCATCTATAAACGCAGCAAAATTTCTTCTTTGTTCTATGTTGGTTGGTTTATTTACACCCATATTTTGTTGTACTAAATAAAATAAACGCTCCATTCTATGAATTTCGTGTTCATAGAATCCCTTTGTCGCCAAAGGATACCATCTACCGAACTGCTGGTTTTGATACATAAAAGTAACACATTCTTCTATGTGACTTAAGAAGTTTTCTGTTAATATCCATGCTGCTAAAAATTCAGGATGTCTTAAATATGGTACATCAACCGCAAGTGGAAGTTGTCTTTTTTTCTGATGCGCGTATCGTAACTTTAATTCTAACATATCTTTTAAGAAGTCTAAGTAAGAAGTTACTGACAATAAGTTATATGTACTCATCATAGTAACTCTACTGTCTGGGATTTCACTTAAAATTCTATCAACATTATTTAACCAGTAATTATAATTTAAACCAAAACGAATATATTCTGCGCGCTTATCATGAGCTTCGTTACTAGTAAACAGTTTAAATTCCTTAACTGCTTTTTTATCTTGAATTACAGAAACTTTTTCAATGAATTTGTCAATAATTTCTTTAGGTCCACCCAAATTACTATTAATGTTAAACTCCATATGCGGTTGTGGATTGTCGATTAAGAAGTCAAGTACTTTAAAAGTATGCTTACTTAATAACGGTTCTCCGCCAGTAATTCTAAAAGTATGTAAATGTCTCGCTGCATCCGGCCACCATTTCCAGAATGCATCGATATATGGATTTTCTTCTGATTGAAGTATTGGCAATCCTTTACCTTTTTCTAAATTACTTACATCATTAAATGTAACGGTCGGTAATTTATATGGACCATGTGACTTAACCTCTTGCATCCATGTTGTAGAATATAATGGAGAGCAATATGCACATTTAAAGTTACATGTGGTATCAAAGTCAATTTCCATATAGGATGGATTTACATTAGTATTCCACGGTACTTGTTTAAGAGTATCTATGTGGCGTGATGCCCATTCCTCTGAACTTTTTACTATTCTATCGCTGAACACCTCTGCAGCGAGTTCTCCCTTTACATTATCTTCTACTCTCCAGCAATAATCGCATTCATCCGGACGTTTTCCTTCTAACATAAGCTTTCTTTGCTCTTTTTTATACTTAGTGTTATGTAACGCACTTGGATTAGTTTCTAATTCCTCAATCGGAACTTGGTGAACCCGTGGATGATGGCAACTATGTGTTGTGCCGTTAGCTAAATGAATAGTAACTTGTTGCCACTTAGCTACGCATGCTGTTGGACTGATAACATCTAATTTTCTTTTTGTGGATTGAAACAGGTCTGTTGCGCCCATATTATTTATATCCTATTGTCATAAATCGGTGAAATGGTTTATTTGGTCCCATACATTCCAAGGTACCAGTATAAACTATGTTTTTTAATAAATTGTTTGTGTTAAATTCTTCTAATGTATCAAAGCATCTAATATGGTCAAAGCACTCATAAAAATTATTTCCTTGAATAACTATCGGAACTTCCGATGGTACTTTTTCTAGCCACGAATTATATGTTTCTTGTTTAACATGCTCGGTGCTTGTATTAATTATTAACTGAGGGTTTATATAATTACTAAACTCCGCCATATCTCTTGTAAGAAACTTTATTCTATAGTCGTGATTAGAAAGTAACCCACCGTATTTAATACAACTGGCATCCAAGTCAATATTATATATGGATGTACGAAAATTGTCAACTATTAATTGTGACAAGACTCCGTACCATCCACCCATAATATATACATTACCAGACAATTCGGGCATATACTTTTTTATATTATTTACTAACCACGATTTACTTCTAAGTTGGCTATCCCAAAAGCTCTCTAGTAATCTATATTCTATTTCTGATGGAGCATCTCGTATAACATTCATCCATTGGATAATACGAGAAGAACTTATAAGTAATATATCATCCATGAAATTCTTCAAATTTGGTTTGCAACCAATTCCAATCAACTGTCTTTCTTAACTCGTCTTTATCCTTTTTAAATTGTTCTGCATATTCTTGTCCTTCCCGAGCACCAGTTAATACCCATTCAGCATTTTCTCCTTCCGCGAATGCTGTCCAGCGTTGTAACCACAAATGTGCATCGGTAGTATATGCACTCGCTAATTTAACTGATTCACGGAATGCGGTTCTCCATGCTTCAAATGGAGTGGTTGCGAAATACCCTTCGCTTACCGTATGAGGAACAGTGATAGTTTTACTATATTGTGTAAAATCTAATCCGAAGTTTGCTGGTGTATTTAGTACAAGATTACTATTGTAACACACTATACCCATATGACCGTATTCTAATCTATTACTCATATTCTTCGCATGAAAGATAATATGCGCATCGGATATAGTTTCTACAGGATAATCAAATACAGTTACATCCGTCACATATGTTTTCCCCGTAACGACGAAGAACTGCTGTGCTTCTCCTGCCAAATCTACACAACGATGAAATGCTTTTCTCCGTCCATCAATTCCATCAATACGAACTGCTTTAGAATACAGTTTGGTCAAGTGCTTCCAATTCTCATCAGCATTACTTTCACCATTACTAACAAAAAATACAGGAGGTATATTTTTCTTTCTGGGTTTTCGTATTACTGACACTGTTTGAATTGCAGATGCTGGATTGACTTCTACAATCATTTTTTCTGACCACTGCCACGGATCATCACTTTCCTTCTTCATCTTTTCGATAATCTTTCGTTCTCCTGCCCATCCTGCAATAAACACTTGTTCTGAATCTTTACGAACAACAAATAGTACGGGACCAGAAATATGTTCCCATGTTGCGCGATTAGTACACCGATAGAGTTTCTTTTCTGCCAGTGGTTGGTCAATAATTTGAACATAATCAAATACTGAAAGTTCTTTTTCTCCAGCTTGTGCCCAGCCATCAGCATCTTTTACCGTTTCCATATAGTCAGTAAACCAACCCAGACTACGCACCCACGGCTTAGTTTCAATTACCCAATATTTTTTAAATAAATCACTATGCGCTAACCATGTTTCATTATTAACCATTTTTCTTTACCTTTTTTGTATGTCTCTTGATTCTTTGTTCTTCGTTAGTACCGATACTCGGTCCAAATGCCCACTGTCCTACATGACGAACTTGGAAACTAAGATTCATATCAACGAGTATCTTATATCCAGCTTTGCGTAATTTACTTTGGAAAAAGAAATCTTCACCATGCCATTCTTTATCTTTATATTCAAAGGCAAAGTATGGAGGAACCAGCTTGTTCAGTACTTCTGTTTTCATCATCATACACCCCATACCAATCCCTTCAACTTCTTGAAGTTCTTGATCGGCTTCTAAGGGTAACCAATTTTCCCAATCACCTCGTTCTGGATACGCAACTGTTTGAAGTGGTACTGACCGCTTCATATAGTTACAACATACAATATCTACGTTATGTGCCATTAAACGCATCGCAGTCGTACTTGGAAACATCATATCCGAATCTAGCCATAACGCATAGTCTGCTTTCATCGTAAGTGCTTGTTGTGCTAATCGTTCTCGTTGTGTAAGTAAAATTGTACTTTGGTCATAAATGACATGAACATCTATTCCTGCCATCGTTGTAGTCTTGACCAACTCTACTAAGGATGCAGTAAATAAACTATATACGGATTCTCTACACGGAATAAGAATTGCTAACTTAATGGGTCTGGTTTGCCAAATTGTCAAATCGTAGATGTTCTTCATAACCCAGCCACTCCAGATGCTAGTGTTGCTGCCTGGCTGGTGATTTCACGAATCATCGTAGTAATTTCTTGTACTCGTTTTACATATAGTTGATAGTCTGCCAATGGAAATTGAGTAACAGTATTTAATGTTTCAATACTGTATTTGTCGAAGATGAGAATTTCCATCGCGCCTTGACGTGCCCATTTTTCAATTAACGCAAACCGTGTAGTTTGTGTTTCACCGTTTAATAAGTTCAATAAATGTTGGGGATTATATTGGGCAAGAATACCTTCTAAAAATTTAATTCGTTCTGGCCACTCTTCTTTTTCTTTGAGATATTGTAATTCATACAATAATTCTGCCAAAACTTTTTTGTCATACCCAATAGAAACCCATCGGACATACTTTTCTTCGTATTCCGATGGGTTGGTATTTACTGCTGCCAATAATGTTTCGAATGTTATTTCACTCATAAAAGTAACCCCTTATTAAAAACCGTAATTAAATATATATTATACTACTAACTTTGTCAAGTCCCAGTATTAATAATTATTTGGTGTGGTTCTGCCACCGAAATCAATAGAAAGACGGATTTGGCCAGTAGTAATACCAATTTGAGCACCTAGATTGGCACGCAATGCAACTTGACCTGATAATCCATACGCATTACGCACTCTTCCCATTGCTATTTCCGAACCGGTGGCTGGTATTATACCCATTATTCACTCCTACCGGTATTATGATTTACCGTTATTTTTTAATTCATCCAGCTCGGCTTTAAGTTCCTTAATTGCTTCAATTAATAGAGGAACCAATTTTTCGTATTTTACAGTCAAATACTTATCGTCGATTGGAGCTGCTGTTACTACTTCTGGCAGAACCGCCTGTACCTCTTGTGCGCTTACACCTACTTGCCTCTTATCATTTGTATATCCTAATGACTTAGCTATTTCGTTTTCGATAAAGTAATATCCATTCAATGATAATACTTTATCTAATGCGTTATCAATAGTTCCTTGGAAATTCTTTAATCTTGCGTCGGAATAAAACGCTGTAATTTCGTTAGTTGCTCTAATTTCACCTGTGGTTGCTGACGCGGCAGTCCCAACGCCTAATGATGAGAATCGTGCACCCGAACCAGATACCCCACCTTGGACTTGGAATAATACGGACGGATTAGTACCACCGATGTTTATGCCGGTAGCATTACCGAATAGTGTTTGTCCACTACTACCAAATTTTATTGCACCGACAGTACTGTCTTGTACACCTTGTATACCAATGGTATTTGCAACATTGACATCATGTAACGATGCGTCATCACCACCTTGGAAGTATTTTGCATTATTAGTAGTAACCGTCAATACACCACTAGTAAAAGATAGTGCTGCATTACTTGTTAAAGTAGTTGCTCCAGAGAATAATGCTATTCTGTCTGCGGCACCACCACTGATGGTTCCTGCGCCTGACGTACCTGCCGAACCAGACGTACCCGAACTACCTGATGTTCCTGAACTACCTGATGTTCCAGATGTACCAGATGAACCAGAGGTTCCTGTTGAGCCAGAAGAACCTGATGTTCCTGTTGAGCCAGAAGAACCTGATGTTCCTGTACTACCACTAGAACCAGATGTACCTGACGACCCACTGGTTCCTGAGCTTCCTGCGGTACCCGATGTACCTGACGTTCCTGATGTTGCCGTGTTAAAGGAAGTATTATTTAGTATTAACGAACCTGTAATTTGTAACGAGCCAGTTCGTTCGTGTACATCGTCAAAACTATCACCAAACTTCGTAGAACCACTTTCGTATATAACCGAAGCGGTTACAAATTGTGTTTCTAGATATCGTAGTGATGCGGTACTATTAACTCGTATACTGCTTGCAGTAATTTGTCCAGTAACTACTAAGGAACTTCCATCAAATGTTAAATTGGTTTCTACGGTTGCATTTGGTGCAGAACCATTAAGGGTAATTAATCCATTGTCTGTTGTACCAGTTAGTGTAAGTGTACCCGATGTTCCAGAAGACCCTGCGGTACCACTACTACCTGCGGTTCCTGCGGACCCAGAAGTTCCTGATGATCCTGAAGTACCTGTACTTCCTGAACTACCGGCTGTTCCGCTACTACCCGATGTGCCAGTACTTCCACTACTTCCAGAAGTTCCTGAGGAACCAGATGTGCCTGTACTTCCTGATGACCCCGATGTGCCAGAACTTCCACTTGTTCCTGTTGAACCCGAGGAGCCACTGGTTCCACTTGATCCCGAACTACCAGAAGTTCCGCTACTTCCTGATGTACCAGTACTTCCTGAACTTCCCGCCGTTCCACTACTACCAGCGGTACCACTTGAACCAGAGGTACCCGATGTTCCAGAAGTTGCTGCGTTAAATGAAGTATTATTTAATATTAATGAACCAGTGATTTCTAATGAACCAGTTCGTTGATGTATATCATCAAATGTGTCACCGAACTTGGTAGAACCACTTTCATAAATAACTGAAGAAGAAACATATTCCGTGTTAATTTCTTGTGCGGTAAGTGTTCCTTGTACTGTTAAGTTTTGTGGGAATGTAAAATTATTTGAGGCGAATGTTGTACCCGTAATACCACTGAGTTGTACTTGTGCGGAACTACTAACTACATTATCTAAATCCAGCAGTGTATTAACTTGAGTAGAACTAGATATTGTACCCGTTGGTAACAGTGAAGTGACTTGTGTAGAACTACTAACCGTCCCTTCTGGAAGTAATGGTTTTATCTGTGCTGAACTACTAACGGTTCCCGTGGGTAACTGTGCAGAACTGGAAACTACCCCACCACTTAATGCCGTCGTTGGGATACTTCCACTTCTAATCAATACACCGGTAAGTCTAGTTATCGCCATTTATAATCTCTGAAAATGAGTTATCTGATATAAATATAAAGAAACCTTTAATAAAACCATTTTTTACCTCTATATTAGTGCTATTCTAATACCTTTTACCAAGATATTTGATGAAGATGGAGGTGCGGAAACGAATGTAAGTTGATTCGTAGATACCGTATAATCTTCTATTAATGCATTTACCAAGCCGTCAGTAGATACAGTCAATATTGCAGGAGAATACGATTGTGATAATGTGTAATTAATTGTAGTTCCGTCTGCAATAAATAAATGATTATCAGCCACAATACTAATATTTGGTAATTGTGTAAATGTGGTAGTACCGTTAAACGACCCAGTAAATGAGCCTGTATTGACTTGTGACGAAGCAGAGACTACGCCAGATGGTAATCCACTAGGATGTATATACGATGATGTAAAAGCATAACTTGCTGTGGATATAATCCCAAAGAAAGAACCACTAAATGATCCTGTGACATCATTTCCTGTATTTACTAGTGCTCTAATATAAACTACTGATTCCGACGGAGGTGCGGAAGTAAATGTTACAACATCTCCTGTTATCGAATAATCACTTGGTTGGTTATATCCCAACCCATCTACATTAATGAATACTGATTTTTCTTGATAAGAATGACTTAATGTATATCCTACGGTTGTACCATCACCTATGAATTGGTAAGTGTCAATATTGACCGCAAGTGGGATATTTGTTAATCCACGACCATCACCAATAAATGACCCAGTAAATGAGCCAGATAATTTGGTATTTGAGTTTAGAAGCGCAGTGACTAAAATATTAGATGATGATGGAGGTGCTTCTACAAATGCAATAGATCCGGTTTGATAATTGTAATCTATAGCTGGGCTAAATGTTAATCCATCTACACTAACATTAATATTATCTAATAAATAACTTTGTGATAATAGATACAGTTGAGTTGTACCATCGCCGACAAATTTGTAAATATCACTTACTACTGCAGTTCCTACATCTATTCCAGTTAGTTCACTACCGTCACCTTTAAAAAACGAAGCAGTCACCGCCTGGGTTACATTAAGTGACCCGGTGATGACTGCACTACCACTAAAGGGGAATCCTGACCCAGCTGCATTTAAGGCGAATGATGCGGTGACTGCTTGACTAGCGGTACCGATAAAGTTGGTTGCAGTAACCGACCCAGATGATACTAATATACTACCAGTAGGAACAATTAGTCCCTTTCTGGCTATAAATTCATTCGCCATAATTCCCCTTCTTCACATATCCAAAGGTAAGTTTTTAATGTACTACTAACTTCTATATTACAATGCTCTTACGGCTGCCTTAACAGTCCAGTTATCTGAAGATACCGTAGCTTTTAAACGTGCATTTCCTGAAAGTACATCAACTGAAAGAATTACATCTGATGTGTTACCTATATCATTAGTGGAAACGTCGGTAAATTCAACATTACTAGTGCCAGATTCCCACACCGCCGTGACAGTGCCTGCTCTATAATTACTTGCTTTCTTGACCACATAATCAAAATATGCTGCATCAAAACTACCAGTGGCTATTGAGGCAACTTCTTCAGTGCCACTATCAACGTCTGTATTGCTACCAGAGGTAAATAGCACCCCGTGAACAATCGCACCGCCATTAAGTATTACTTGGTCAGATGAGGTTGCGCCTTGTGTAGTAATTTGTTGAAGGGTGATATTTCGTGTACCGCCAAGATTAACTGTAGTTCCGTTAATAGTAATATTGTTCGATGCTACTGTACCACCAGCGACTGAGAAGTTTGTACTATCGAATTGAGCAACACCCTTTGTAGTTGTTGTAGCATTACTACCACTGATGGTAATAGTTTGTCCACTGACTGTTGCAGTTAGACCGTTTGTACCATCAACAGTAAGTGCTTGTGTCTTAAGCGATACGGTACCTGTACCACCATCTGAACCAGTAAGCGCAAGTTCTGTAACGATACCTGTAAGTTGACTACCATCACCAGAGAATCCTACTGAGGATGTTACGGAACCAGTTACAACCAGTCCTGCTTCAACGTGAGTGAGTCGTGATGGGAAATCTACACGGATAGAACTGGATACTAGTCTACTGTCGATGTGGTTTGTATCTGTTGCTACTGGGACACGATTTGAAGTTAATCCAACTTCACTTCCAAGTGAACCACTATGTTTTGGACCACCAATAACAATAGTAGAATTATAGTTTTGGTCATCAACTTCAAATATCCAGTGATTATTTAAACTATCCCAAAGTATTGAACCAGTACCGTATGTTGACCCAGAGTCTACAACCGACAATCCTGCAAATCTTACATTATCATCATCGTTAACAATAACACGACTTACACCAATATTGTATTGTGAAGAAGTCACATATTGAGTTGACATACTTACTGCTGTCAACAATCCGGTTACAGCCAAACTACCAGAGATTTTTACATCCTTAGCAAATCCTGCACCACCAACGACAACTAACGCACCATTGTTAAATGCGGTACTGTTAGTTGTATCATTAATTGTTTGAACGCCCGTGAAGGTATTTGACCCAGTAGTTGCAATTGTTGCAATACCAGTAGTTTGACGAACATCAGTTTGTACGGAACTACTGAATACTCCCTCTGTATTTAATTTAGTCTTAACACCACCAGTAAAGTGTGTTGAACTAGTATCAAGAGTTACAGTAGTGCTACTACCAAGAGAAACAGAACCACCACCACTTAAACCACTACCTGCGGTAACTGTTACTGCACTATTAACAAGGGAACCTGAAATGACTCCTGTTGCAGAGTTGTAACGAAGATTGATACCACTTGCTCCTGTGGTATCTGTTGACGAAACAGTTGCCCTTGCTCCACCTATAAAATGTGCCGAACTAGTGTCAAGTTGTACATCGTCGGCGTTTACTGTAATACCACTACCTGCTCCCACTGCGAGCGCAGAACCAGCACCACCAGCTAATCCAGCTCCGGCTGCTGCAGCTGCAATACGGATTGTACCAGCATTTGCTTCTAATCCAGTGCCTGCCAGTGGAACAGAGAGTTGACTAACGTTAATACGACCTTCGGTACCAGCATCAGATAGAATCATCTTGTCTGTGGCTGCTACTGTAATACCCGTTAGGTCATTACCAAAATTATCAATATCAAGGTTGGTTGCGGTAATTCCCGTTAGGTTACTACCATCACCCTTGAACGACCCCGTAAACGAACCAGTGGTATTATTCGTAGTTACAGGTCCGTTAAATACACTACTACCGGTCGTTTCAAACGAGCCGGTAATTTTTGCACCATTTGTAAGGACTATCAGACCTTTACGTGCAATAAATTCATTCGCCATACGGTTCTCCCACCGGGGTTATCGGTATATAAATATTAAATACTTTGTTAAGAATTCAAATTTGGAAATAATTTAAATAGACTTTGTACGGTCCAAGCTCCACTGCCGGAACCATTACTATTGACCCGTAACCGTAATTCGTTTGAACCACTTAGAAACCTGAATGTTATATCGCTTGTATCTCCAATATCGGTAGTGGAGATGTCTGTAAATGTAATGCTTGCCGTATCTAACCACGATGCCATAATAATACCCATTCTACATGCGCCTGGTCGTTGGGCGAGGTATTCTACGGTCATACCTGAGTATTCTGTGGTCGAAATAAATGGTTGAATATACTCAGTTGCGCCCAATATTCCTGTATTAACTGACCCCGTGAATGTAATAGATACGGTTCCGGCATTTAACTTGTATTCATTTGATTTGACAAATTCCGTGATTGTAGCGGACCCAGTAACTATTAAGTTATCTGTAATTGTGGTGGAACCCGTAATCCTTACATCACCACTAATTTGTCGATTAATAGTGTCTGCATAACTCGCTGATGTTGCGAATTCAGCAAATATACCTGCACCACTTACATATGAGGCAGATGCAGCCAGTCCCGCCATATCCGCATAACTTGTAA